TTCGTTCATCAACCAACAACCGACGAGACCTCTGGCGAGAGGATGAGTCTTATTAAGTTGTATTCCACGAAATGGTTTAAGGTAAGACATATTTTATACCGATTGCCATCTCCATCTTCGAACTAATAATTTTACATCCCAAGTATTAGTAGCACCAGAACTTTGAAATCCAACCTTGAAATGAGCAAGATCTTTTATTATAAAAGTTAATCTTGCTTCAATTGCCGAACCGGGATTGTCCACAATAAAACTTGATAAAACGTGACTCACTGTAGCAGTCTTAGTATCATACAACGTTCCATTGATAGAACCGTGTATATGAACATTAAGTTTATCAGGAAAAGTAGCACCAGCAGGAATAGCCTGAATAGAACACTGTGCTCCTTCATAACCATCAGTTTCTAAATTAACATCAGTAGCTTGAGGTAAATTTTCTGTTTGAGCAACATCTGCATCACTACCAGAATAATAATTAGTCATATAGCATTGTTGTTCAGCTGACCAAATTTTACTTATTGTTGCCATAAATAAGCTCCAAAATTGCTTTCATTTCTTTTCCTGTTTTTTCTAAACTAAATTCTTTTTCGGCTATTCTTCGACACTCTTTTCTTAACTCCCCGTTTTTAGAATCTTGCCAACATCTTCCAATCTCAGTTGCAAATTCATCTATGTTTCGTGGATTAGCATAATATGACGTAAAATTATTCTTACCTCCTGCAATAATTGGAAGACCACAAGCAAGAGATTCCCTTATCACTCTTGTCGCTACTATATGAGGTGTAATAACCATATCTGCACTTCGATAAACATCAGATATATTATCTATCAATGGAAATATCTCCCCAATAAATCCTTTTGCTTGGAGTGAATCAAGTAATAAAGATTTAATCTTACTATTAAAAGGAACTCCAAATATATGAATTTTACCTCCAAATTCTTTAACAAACTTTACAGCAGCTAAAAGAACATTGTATGGAGTAACATCTTCTCTCCAAGCATCCACGCAAAGAATATTTGGTTGATTTGTCTGGAAAGAAAATGTTTGGCCTTCTGGTAAAAACTTTGTCAAATCTACTGGTGCAGGCACATAGAAAAGTTTTGAAGAATCAATTATCAAACTCCAATTGAATACAACTTCTTTGAGAAATACTAAGAATGCTTTATATGTATTATTCTTTGATACAAACGTATAAACAGGATTTATACCGTAAATGTCGAGGAGGAAACTGCCTTCTGGTCGTCCGTGTAACATCATAATTGTCGGTTTTTTCAATTCATCTATTTCAAACGGTATAAAAGAATGTCTTATAAGAATATCTGCATCGTACGACCATTTTGGTTCTATTGTCTTAACACCTTCGTAGTCTAGACCTACTCTACTCACATAATTTTCTTTACTTGCAAAATCAATAAGCTGTGCATTGATTCCCTGCATTCTTTCGGCTTTAATGAAATCAATAACAGTAGCAAATTGACCACTTATGTATGGAGCAAAATTAGCAAAATGAGCTACTTTCATAACATTTCTTTTACTACATCTTTAGTTTGAATCGCTTCAAAGAAATTAGCATTAGTCAATTCTTTAGGACGCTTAACCCAAAGAGCACATCTTGTCTCGTGATCTCCGCTATTCCGTATCATAGCAAATTTTCCACGAAGTATCTTTCTCTGCCAATGCTGTTCTGCTCGTCTCCCTGCATCGTGTACGATTATAGCTTCGCAATTCTCAGAAGCAATTCTCAAAGAATGTTCTCGTCCTATTCCATCTCCAGGAGGTCCATCGACGAATGCTAAATCAAATTTACGATCTAAAAAAGTAGATATTCCATCCCACTTTCTTAGAAACAATTTATTATTTTTCTGTTTCCTAAAAATCATTTGAATATATTCGTCATCTGTTTCATAAGACACTACTTCTACCATCTCAGACATTAATAATGAAGATAAACCACAACCGAATTCTAATATTCGTTTTGGTTTCAATTCTTTCATTACTTGTTGAATAAATTTCCAATCTTTCTGAGTTATTGCCCATCCTCCCCACGGAATTTCATACGGAGTATTACTTTTATCAAAACCTCGTATATCATCCCATCCTTGTATATCATTAAGACCAACTTTCTTAAAATGTTCACAAGTATAATTAGGAGCAGTGTATATATGAAATCCTACTTTTTTCGCTTTCCGACAAAATGCAAAATCTGTACCGTAAATCTGAACTCCATCGTCATCAAATTCAGAATGAAATGGAGCTTTAAGAACTTCTAATACTCTACGATGAATGAGGATACATCCAGTTCCAACAATTTCAACTTCCATCAAATCCATCATATCATCAAGCTGTGTGAAATCCACTGCAGAGTAGGCAACTCCACTTGGATGATCCCGATAAGCAGTCCAACAAATAGTTTGACCAGTACTCCTAACTCTTGCAGGAAAACCTACAATATCTCTGTTTGCATAGATGAATTCTGCAGGATTGCAGTGGGGAACGACATCATCGTCGATTTGTAATAACCACTCACAATCTGTTTCAAGAAATCGTTTTGTAATGAGATTCCTGTTACTTGAAATTGGATTCGCCCAAGTTAAGCCAGGATTTTCCCAGATAATTTCTACATCTTTTGTTCCTCGTAATGTTGGTAAGACATACCAAGCGAATTCTCGACGAAGAGTTCCACTGTTCAATGTTGCTAAATATATTTTTTTCATAAAAACTGTCCTTTCTCTCTGGAAGATCTAATTGATCGAACACTTCAAATCACCCGTTGCAAACTTTGCTGTGTCGCCTGTTGCAACACTTTTCGGAGTCGTCAATTTTGCATAGGCAAGAACGTTTCCTGCTGTAATTGCATCGCAGACTGCAAAATCGGTAATGGTTCCCCACGAAGCTGTCGCTTGAGCAAATGTGATCGCCACTCCGTTCTTTGTAGAACCAGCCGAAGCAGTATCCCAAGTTCCACACACCTTTCGAGCATACGCACCACCTGAAACTTCACTTGGAAGAGTGGATCCAGTATCAGCATCGTCTATCGTTGATTTTGTCAATGCGATATATATGTTTGATGGGACTGAAAACGCTCCCACCAAAAATATATGGTCCAACAATTCCATTTCTAAATAGTTACTGAATGACATAATTTATCCTTTCTTAAATGCAAATCCAACATTTCCGTTCAAATTCGTCGTACCAGATTCCTCCTTTCTATGAGCGGGGAAAACCTTCCAAGTATCAGCCTCAATAGTAAATTCCTGTGCTGGGGAATAAAGTGACATAGAAATTGCTCTGACATCTTGAGGAGTTCCCAAAAAAGTCCATCTACTGTTTGCTTTCAAACAAAAAACGTATAACGGAATCATCACAGATAGACCGTTAAAATCATTAGGGCATCTCGTAATTGCAAAGTTACTTGGATGATTCGCATTCATTCCAGTTAAAGAAGAATACGGAGGATGACTTCCTAAATTTACTTTCTTCGCATATGTTGCTGCACTAAAACTTCCCGGATATCCTGCAAATCTCCAAGCTGCTATACTATCTAAGTTTATATAAACTGCAGAAGATCCATATTGATTAAAATTATATGCAAAAAATTGCGTCCTCATAGGATCTCTTTCAGTTGTGGAAATGGGATGATAATACCAATAATATATAGATGGATAGTATGAACAACACGATGCAGAATAAAATTGGCCTCCAGTCCAAATTCCAGATTTCTGTAGACATCCAAAACTTAATATCATATAAACTTCAACATTGATTTCTACCGTTACAGTTACGGTGTCACCATTTTGAAAAATGAAATAATTATTCACTCCACTTGTAGGAAGTTCAGTTATACATCCTCCACAACTCTTATTAGAAGTTCCTACAGGAGCTCCCGGTTGATAACTCCAAGAATTGCCAGCATTGAATCCAGTAGATCCATTGATCGCAATTCCTCTTATTTCACTATAGTAACGATCGTTGAGTTTTATTTCGTAGGGATAATAATCTTCAAAAACAAAACCTCTGGTAACAGAACGAAAATTGAAATACATAACTGTTCCATCACCAGCAGTTTTTTGAACGTGGAGACGTTTCCCACCAGTATAATCAACCCCTGAAGGACTATAAAATCCAGACGTATCATCAGTCCATAAATTTACAGTCCATCCATTATTTGAAAGGAAAGTTTTAATCTTATCTAAGAGGTCGTGCATTCCTGTAAATGTACTTGCTTGATATGCCATCATTACTCCAATTTAATTGCAAAGAAATTATGAGCGGCAGTATGATAAGTATTTTGAAATACTTTATAAGTACTCCCTCCATAACTTATATCATCTTCGGAAACTACTCCATCACCAAAGACTTGATAAATTCCTTGTAATTCTCCAAGAATATTATGAGCCAGATGCTCTTGACAAAGTATCAAAGGAAATAGGGGATAAGTTCCATCTGGTGTAGGATCTCCCCACCACATCAATCTATTATTATAATGTTGAAATAAACTTGTTTCAGCATAATTTCCAGGCCAAACACAATTTCCTCCATAAGTATCCTCTTCATCATTATCTATATAATTACCGAATGATAACCAAGATCCATTAAGTACCATCAATGAACCATAAGAATTATACTCTAAGATATATGGATCTGGAAATCCTCTATGAGTTTTATGTGTTGAACTGAACTGTCTATTTGTAAGAACAGAACTATAAGCAGCAGATCCTCCAATCACTAAGGGATAAGGAAACGAACTTGGAACTCCATAAACTAATGGAAATCCTAAATAGAAAGGAGCATAAATTGTTCCTACTCTAATAACTCCCATTATTCTCCGTCCATTAGCAAAGAACCAATACTTCATCGGTTGATTGTCTAAGAGAACCCAAGGAAGTAATGTTTCATTTCCTGGTCGTGCTCCTTGCTGACCGTAGAAAGTCTCGCTAATAATCCAATTAGTAAATCCACCAAGAATCCAACAATGATAAGGAGTCGTAAGATTTTCTACTGTTTGAATTCCTACATAAATCTTATCTGATGCACCAGAACCTGGGCCTTTGAAATAAGCTCTGTAACCTCCAGAACCGTCATAATTTGTATTAAAATCTAAGATCGCCCATTTTTCTGTTCCCATCACTTTCGTTACTGTGAAGGTAAAACTGTCACTTGCTACAAAAGGAATGCTTCCGGCGGTGATGGTGAAAGAAACGATTCCATTACTATATGCAGATCCTACAGTCGCATCTGCCTTCCCTCCACTTACTGAACCGGCGACTGTAAAATTCGTCGCACTTGTTGCGATCAAGGTCCAAGTTTCTGATGGAGCACTATCTACAGCAGCTTCATTTGTTACATCACCATTCCCAGTATTCACACCTGGAATCGCATTAGAAACATCATTAGCATTGGATATAAAATCTTTAAGATCACTCAAAGCTCCTTTATAATTCGTTGCTGTCCCTATTTTATACGCCATTAGTTCACCTCAATTGCTCGCCGATTTCTGCGAATAATATTCACTATCTGTCGTTCTCCTTCTCCCGTATCTAAGTATTGTCCTGTGATTTTAGGATCAATGATATTGACTATTTTGTTAATTACGGAAGTTCCTCCAGTTGATTCAACTCCAAGTCTTCCATTTATTCTTATTAGAGGCATCACCGCTTCAGGAGCCTTTTCTGCCGCTATAGCAGCACCAGATCTAAGAGGGATGATGGTAGGATTTTCTAAAATGCCTCCTTCTCCCATCGCGATAAGACTACCAGCACTAAAAACTCTTCCCTTTGCAGCGACGTGAGGTCCAATTGCTTTAGATGCAAGATTCGTTGATCCTCCAGTAAGAAAAAGACCACTAATCCAACTCATCGCCATACCTTGAATTTGTTGAGTAATCAATTGATCATACCAAGCTCTCAAAATATTCGTACCTATTCTGCGAAGTTCATCTTCTACTAATTGACCTAATTCCTTAGTTCCATCCAACAAAGCTTCTAAGGGAGCTTCTGCCAATTTTCCCACTCCTGTTCTAAGTTCATCAATATATTTAGCAGTCTGTTGAGCATTTTGTAGTTCTTTCAACTCTTCTTTATATTGTTGAACCAATTCTTTAGATCTCTCAGTTCCAAGAACTTTTGTTTCTACTTCAAGTTGCTGTAATTTTATTGCACGTTCTCGCTCTTCATTTGTTAAGAAGAGCAATTCTTTTTCTACTTGAACTTCTCTAATAAGTTGTTGAGCAGTCTTTTCGGCCTCAGTCTTCTCTTCTCTCAAAGCCTTTTCTTTTTCTAATTGCTTCAACCATTTCTCGTGCTCTGCTGTTGCCTCTACAAGAGCGTAGGCGGTGTCGCGATAAGCATTCGCAGTATCTTTCATCCATACAGAATATCTCTGTCCGACTCCTTGAATAGCTTGTAGTCTTTCTTGATCAATTATCGCCTTTTCTCGTTCTTCATTTGTTAAGCTGATAAGAGATTTTTCAAACTCAAGTCCTCGTCTCTTCTTATCTAGAAGTAAGACAGCATCTATATCTTGTTGTAACTGCTTATTTTTAGCCTCCTCTATTTCTTTAAGATCCTTGAGTTGTTCAAACTCTTTTCCCTTCGCCGCTAACTTATCTAATTCTGCATTAAACTTTGCTAATTCTTCTCCGGATAATCCTGCAGCAGATTGTTTCAATCCTCTAATCTGCTTATCAATATCAGACATTTCAAAAGTATCAATTTGTTCTTGAACTTTCTTTAATGTATCTTCGACATCCACTAAAGCTGCTGTCAGCTTCTCAGATGGAATTATGATTTCTTTAATGGCAGCAGAACCACTATTTATTCCAAGAGTAATGTTATCCCAAGAAGTGACAAGATTTCCATTAGTATTAATCATCTTTTGGAAATCTTCATCCATTATTTTTTGAAGTCGTATAGCCTCATCTTCCGCCTTATTCATCAAATCTATAGAATCTTTATTGGCGAGTAAAGCATCAGCAGCCTCCCTATATCTTTCCGCAAGTTCTTTTTCTCTTTCAATTATACTATCTGAAGTTACAATACCATCCCAAAGTGCAGCTCTGAAATCGTGAAAAGATGCTGCCCATCTCGAAAGAACATAAGGAATTCCTATTGTAGAAAGTTCTGAAATCGAATCAAAAAATCTTCTTACCTTCGGAGTAGTATCAACTACTATATCAGACCAAGCTTCTACAAGGGGAATTAGACCTTCTACAGATTCACGCTTCATTGCCTTCCAAGCCTGAGCCATCCGATCAATTTTGAAGGCAGTACTCCCAGATATTTTTTCCAGAGCAGCTTCGGTCAAACCTAAAGAATTCAATGTATAATTTAAATCAAATGCGTAACCTTCTGTCTGTTGTAGCAGAGCACTGAGTCCAGTTAAAGCACGAACATTGCCAAAAATCGCGGCGATGTTTTCTTCACTCATTTTTGAAAGGTCTTGGACGACTGCTAATAATCCTCTTGTCCTAAGAGTATTTGTATTTAATTCTAATCCCCATTTCTTTGCAACATCTACAGCTTGTTGTTGAGGACTTAAAAAAGTTGTTAGAATACCTTTTAATGAAGTTATCGCAATATCAGTTTGAAGTCCTGCTCTGGTCATCGTAGCAAGAGCAGCAGCCATCTCTTCTAAACTAAGTCCAGACGATGCAGCAAGAGAAGCTACTTGTCCTATCGAAGGACCAAGTTCACTAAAAGTAGTTTTACCACGTATGATAGTTGCGAAGAGAATATCTGAAACTCGTCCGGCTTCTTTCGCTTTCAAACTATAAGAATTCAATATGGTGGTTATTGCATCTGCAGCAATTCCGGTATCACTAATTCCGGCTTTCGCAGCTTTAGTAGAAGCTTCCAAAACTTCTAAAGCATCTGCAGCATCAATACTCGCAGATATAATATCGTAGAGACCGCGAGAAAGAGTCTGCGTACTCTCACCATATTGAATCGAAAGTTCTACTAACTGATTTCTATACTGCGGAAGATATGACATCGTTTGATCATCAAGTATTGAAGATACTTCTGCAAGTTGATGTTCAAATTTTGCATAATCTCCTATCGCAGATTTAAGATATCTACTAATTGCATAGAAGCCGATAAGTCCAGCCATCGACCTACCTAAAGAACCCATCGTAGTTCCGAGAGACGCCGCACTTCTATCTACTCCAACTACGCTCTTATCAGCTCCTATTGCAGCTCTACGTATTCTTTCCGCAGCAGCTTCAAACTCAGCAGCTCCAGCCTTCGCACGAAGAGCGTTTATCGCAACATCAAGACTTGGCATTGCTACTTCTCACCTTTTCCATATAAGTTCTATCTAACACTCTGAGAATATGAGCATATTCTTCTCGAACATCCCCTTCTATTTCGTGAATATTTAACCACGCAATAATCTCAGAATAAGTTATTGGGTAGATACCCGTTTGAGTTACTACTCGTGAACTATTCAATGCTAAGAATGCTTCCCAAACTTCTTGTGCATCCTTATAAAGTTCAGGAACCTTCTTTAGTCTTCCAACCACTTTTAATTTATTTTCAAATCCTCCCCAATCATAACTGTAATTGAGGAGTTCTATGAGTTTTTTATGGTTTCTCCAATCACCTCTTTTCTGAATAAGTCCATATTTTCTGATTCAATAACAACGAACAAATAGAAGTCTCTAAGAGAGGGGTCCATAAAATATTCTAAAGCCTTCTCTTTACTATAAAAAACTTCTTCACCATTCTCTTCAATATTTTTCCAATCAAGCAGAATAGTTGCTGCTCTTACCTTCTTGAGAATAGTAGAATTCAGTTCTTCATCCATAGTTCCGCCTCTTATTTCTTTTATATGAGGCTCACTTAATTCTCTAAGAAGTTTTCTGTAATTAGAATTTCCAGCTCTTGCAATTTTCAAACGAATACCTTCTGCAAAATCTGTCCAAATTCCTTTCAATTCCTTTTCAGGATCAGTCCTCACTTTGTTGATATCGGCCATAATATAGTCTCCTTGTTTCTTAGTTAAGCATCCAAACGAGCTATCCTAATTGTCTTAGCTTCAGTCCCGTGCATAAAAGCGGACCATTCCATATTTGCAATGACATCATCATTTCGACCTCCAGCAACTCGCTGTCCACTGGTGAATCGTATTGCAGGAAGATCGACGACGTATCCGTTACCTGAACCATCCTTAAGTGCGATTGCCAACGAAGACTGATCGTGGTTCAGGTATTTATCCATCAACGTATGAGTTGTGAAATAAACTTGCAAAGTTCCGGTGATAGCAATAGATCCTACGCCTACGCTTGAAGGTCCAAGAGTCCCCGCTTCCAATCTTGCTCTTAGACTATTTACAAGAGCCAACGTAAAGTTGATAATAGACAAATTAGCATTTCCTTCGAACATATTATCAAAATCGTTTACCGTTGCCAAGGGAATAGATGTCGTTGCTGGATCATATCCAGAACCACCAGAAGAAGCTAAAGACTGCTCTCTTGTACCAATAAACTCGAATGATCCCGTAATAAGCCCATCTACCGGAACATTCAAATTCAAATTGTTGACAGCCATTCCCGAATAAAGATTAAGAATGTTTGTCAAATCTAAATATGTCTTTTCTAAATTGAACGTCGTCAACACAACTCCATTCGTTATAGAAGGACACTGCTTTATCGTTACTGACGGTGTCGCAGCTTCATCAATAATTCCTGCTCCGTTCTTCACGATAATTTTAGATGTGGTAGCCGAAACAATTTTGAACCATCCATTATTCGCTGCGGTAGCAAATCCACTTACATAGATCCATTGATTTGCTACAAAGCCGGTAAATCCAGCTCCGGAATCGTTGAACGAATCATCTGCAGCAACAGCCGAAATAGTTATCGCAGTTTTAGTTACTGTCGCAGTCCAACCCAGACCTCCCAATAAAGTAGCAGCACTGAAAATGTTTGTCACGGCTGTAAATGTTTCCGTTGATACTATTGCGTTTCCATCAAGACCTGCTTTAATCGCAGTAAGAATCGCATCATCAGAAACAAATGCCCCGATACGAACACTCGGATGTGGAGAAGTTGTTCCAGCGTAATAATTTGTTCCAGCTACTCCGGTTCCATTTATGGTTGCGATAAGATTCACTTGAGATGCTGCAAGATCTACCCCAATGGCGATATCATTTATCGCAGCCATTGTAGTCATAAATCTGTAAGTAACTCCACCGATAGTTATCGTATCTGCAGTCGTTGTTGGTTTGGTATCTAGAGTCAATGTTACCAGAGCACGATCATTCGCAGATTGTAATGCAGCGGCAAGAAGGTCATCATAAGACAAATGACTCATTTCAAAATTAAATCCACCTGATGCACCGATTGTTGTCCTGACGATATTTGCAATTTGTCTATCATCTCGAATTTCCTCACTTGGAATAATAGACGAATCCTGTTTCAAGGACTCTCCAGTGAGTCTTAATGTTTGCAGTTTAACTCCTGAAACTTGAGTTCCATAAACTGCTTCTTTAACGAAAGCTAATCTAATTCTGTTTGTATCAGACATAATCTTTTCCTTTCAATTTTCATCCGCATAAAACGGACATATTACATTTACATTCCAATTGTCACCAATACGACCCACGTTTTCAATTCTTGGAGTTCTAAACTTTATATATCCTCCTAATGTCAAACTCTTAAATGCTTCCGCCAAAACATCTGCTTTCTTTAAGCATTCTCCAATTCCAACTCCAATAGGTCCTTTGACTATCATTGTTAAAATTCCTGGATGCCTATAAAGTGGAATTCCAAGTTCTACTTGATCTGACGATCCGTATGCCAAAGAAACATAACACCAATAATCAACGGTCGGGGTGTCTTGTGGATCGTTATCATAACGAGCGACATAACTATTAGCATCCATAACATTATCAACTTTTGTTGTGATCAGATTTGTTATAGCTTCGAAGCCCAATCTTTCATCTCCACAAGAGTTATCTCAACCATTCCTTCAGGAGATTGAGAACTTCGCTTGTCATATTCCAAATTATAAACATATGGAACATTATTCGTAATATGCACAATCGAGAATGGAGAAATTCCTATCAACTTTCCAGTTTCTCGAGACATCGCTGCACTTATCATTTCTCCGGCTCCACCTTCTATTTCAATAACTCCATCTGCCGAGCGATTTATTTCGATCTGCCAATTACCACGAGCACGACCCGTATCTACAGGAGTTCTTAATACGATCCTTCGAAATACTTCAAGAGAGACCATAATAATAAACTTTGAGACATCTGTTTCTACCATCTTCTTAGCAACCCGACTAATTTCAGCATTAAATTGTGTTAAGTTCGTTGCCAATGAAGTCCTCTATGCCTTGACATAAATCCAGAAAAAATTCTTTGAGGTTTTCGATTTAGATTTTGAGATCTTAAAAATTCAGATTTCGCAAACCAATATAATACACAAGTTCCTCGTACTCTTGCTCCCATACTCTTATATAACTTCATCAAACATTCTTTTATGTAATAATTCCTCTCAGAAATTGATCTCATTTCTCAATCTCCAATTGATAATAAATAATTCCTGCGGATGTACTCACCGGAGTCATCCCTACAATACTCCAATCTGCTCCATTGATAGTAAGTTTCATTCCTACCTTTGGAGTAGCAGCACTCGCCGAAATACCAGAAAGACCTCTTCCCGATGATATCAAATCTGGTTTCGTATATCCTTCCCTATTTTGATAAGGAGGAACTGCTCTTACAGAAATTTGTGACATTGTTCCTAAAGTAGTTTTATTCGTATCTGGATCAAATACTGCAGAAGGATAACTCTTCAGTATTGCGATCACCCCAAATTTCACAAGCATCTCTTGAATCTTTATTGCAGTTATCACGCTCTTTCAAGCTCCATAATACCAGATCCAGCAGCAGTACAAAATTCTTTGACTAATTTATCTGCAATCGTATATCCTTTCTCTGGAGTTTCACCTCCAACATACTCTATTGACTCTGTAATTGGACCGACCGTGTTACTAAATCTTTTAACTGCTGATTCATCTTGTTGTGTTGAAATCAACATATCGCCATTAATCACTTGTAAAGCTAAGAAAGCACAGGCATTTTTTATTTGTTGAGGGATAATGTTTGAATCTATTGCGAAACCATTCTTATCTACTACATATCGTTTCGGCCATTCTAAAGCCTGAGTATCGCTGTACTTTATAAATTTCCAAATATAGTTAAGATCTATGTATTGAGTAGCTTGCCGAATAGCATCTTCTTTATCTTCTTGAAGAGCCATAGTCCAAGCAATAGGATGTCCATAGTTTAGATGATACTGATCTGCTTCGGCTTCAGTACAATAAGCATTTGCATTTGATAACCCTGTACCAGTTTCTACTACGAACGTTGCTATAATTCCATCCAGAATTACTTCTATGGAAAGATTTCCTATAGGAACAGCTATTGCCTGAATAATTCCGGTCAGCATAATATAATTCCTTAATAGAGAGCCGAGACTGTTCTTCCAGAGAGAAAGAGACAGTCCCGACTCTTCCTTACCTATTTAACTTCTTTTATTGTTTCGATTTTTATTGGAGGACCACCTCCAGTAGCCTTCCAACCTTGAGCCACATATTTTGCGACATCTTCAACATTGACTCGCATTTTATGCTTGTCCTTTTCCATTGCGACTGTCGGTACTATTGACATAGAATAACCTCCAAATTTGTCCGGAGCAGAATTTGTCACTCTGCTCCGGACTTCCACAAACCACTACCCCAATATTCTCATTGCCATCTCTGGTCTGACAAGTTCAGCTCCCCAGAGAATATCGAACTCCCAGGCAACTTGCTTATGCTGACGGCTGACCTCCAATCTCAGGACGAGACCTGTCTGGGCGTCTTGCATACTCAGAATCTTACTGCCGAGTTCCAGATCAACTGTCGCTTGAACCAGCGGACGAGTTGCGAATGCAAATGCATCCCGGTGGAAGACAAGATTGACGACGTGCGACAAAGCGATAGTGCAAGCCTCTGTACCCACAGGATCGAATCGAAGACCCGGATAGATAGAAATAGTTACCGTCTGGGCTCCGGTAGACCCTGCTAAAGTATAGGGACCGGCTCCGATGACGACATACTTCTGCGTATCACCGGCGATCGTAAGAATGTCACCCTGCAAAATTGTCTTAGCATCATCGCTGGCACTATTTGACGTAAGGATAATCGACGTAGCTCCAAGAGCAGCATTGTTGATTACCAATGTCCCGACAAGCGTCTTACAAGTTCCAGACGTATGAGTTGGAACATCGTCATCTGCGAACCAATCAATGCCAAACTTTTTGCCGATTTCACCTTCTATCTTTACATCCGCTGACATTATCTTCTCAGCATCGCTGAACTGAGCTAAAGACAACGCCATCGCTTCAGCATCCCAATCCAAGACTGCACGACGAGAATCTTTGGGACAAACCTGCCTATTCAAAACTTTCCGTGCATCCGTCGCCGACAAAACTGTGACACCAGAACCAAATGGAGTCACTCCCCCAGTTCCACAAGCTCCAAAGACACCACGAGTCAAACCTTTGTATTTAGCAAAGATGGATTGATTCACATCTCTTGCTAAAGCTCGAACAGCTTCTGCGAGTTGCATCGGCAAGAAGTGAGCATTGCGATCTATGTCACAGAGTTCTTTATCTGTGAGATAAATTGGTTGATTCTGCTTCCAGTTGCTCAACGACACTTGAACCGTTGATGTCACCGTAGCGACCCCTGCAATTGGAACCTGAGCTGGAGCAACGTTAGTCGTCGTAACTGCTGTTGGAATGGGAACATCAATCGTCGTTCCTTTTTGTGCAGCCTCTGTGCTGTAGTCTCCATTGACCAAACGAGGCATAATACATCTTTCTCTTAATGTCATCAATCCCCGAGCGAGAATCTTTGGCATTATCGCTGTTAGTGTGTTCGACATAACTTCTTTTCCTTAATCAGAGATTAATATTGTCTCTGAACGTCCCGTCCAGTCGAGCATCCCGCTCTTGCAGCTACATATTGATTTTTGTTTTCCCAGAAGCTACATCTTCGAGATTTGAAACTCGAATATGTCCACCTGCTGCTGTGATGATACCTCCGCCCTGTGCTGATTGCGTCCCGCGATCAGCACCAGCAGATCCACTTCCTGAGGATTGTACTCCGTCAAATGCGGAAGCGAAAGTTTTCTGGGTTTTCATTTCTTGAACTCTCTGCAAAATAGACATTGGATTTCCGGCAGCGTCACCTACTCTTGGAGAACCGTCTTCTCCGATGACTTCTGGGTAGAACTTACCATCTGCACCTTCTTTCATCTTGACACTTGTCTTAACGTGAGGTAGTAGTAATTCTACGTTTCCTTTTTCTTTTTGCAGAGCTTCAATAATTTTGGAAGTCACGACAGCTTCGTGTAACTGACTGGTCATAGTTTCCAACTTGCCAGTGAGTTCTTTCACTTTGACTTCGTGTTGTTTGAGTAGTTCTTTTTTATTAGCTTCTATTGCCTCCTTTACTTTTGTGTCCTTGTCCCAGTTCTTAATCTCTGACATCTTAGACAAGGCCTCTCGAGCAGCTTCTGCATCGATTCCTTCGAACGCATTTTTCGCTGCATCGAGTTCTGTTTTCAGTTTCCGTTCACTAGATCTCAAAGTCTCTACAGTCTTCTTCAATCCAGTCACATTCTCCAGAGATATCCCATCTACTGGACCTACACTAAGATAGAATTTACCATCCTTCTCAGTATAGTGTTGTTTCTCAGCGTCTGACAATCCATCCAAATTTGTTCTAATAGCTTCAAGCATTTTTCTTAGTCTCCAAAAGTTTTACGCTTCCTTGTTCATTTTTAACATATTTATCAATCAATTCTTTTTAACTTGTCTAAACTTATCGGTGAATAATCACTCTCAACAAATCCTCTCAACGGAGTCCCTGCCTTATACATTTCAAATCTCGTTGATCCAAGAACTTTTAACTGAACAGTCTGCGTTTGTTTCTTAAACCAATCTGCATAAGTAGTCTTTTCAGGAACTGCTCCATTCATACTAGCTCTTGTCGCAGGAGGCGGAGCTTCAATTCTAAGCTCTCCCCATCCTACTACAACAGGAATTGTAGTACTCCTACAATTAAAATGACCAGGAGGTATAGGACCATCGCCAACAGGAAAAACTTGTCCATCTAAATTGATACAATCTAAAGTCGTTCGATCATCCAGAGTAGAAACCCATTGATACTTTGAAATCAAATCTAAATTTCGTTTATAAACCTCTTCCCGAGCATTATGAACAACAGAACTTACAGCAGTTCGTGCGATGTACTCCGCTTGCTTGCGTTTCAACGCTATAACCTGACGCATTCTTCGACCAATATCTGGTAAAGATTCTCCTATCGCTATTCCTACATTGATCTGCTTCATCATCTTAGATCTTGCAGCTCTAGAATAGCCATCTAACCAAGTCTGCAATTTATGACCATCCATTGATTTAGAAGTGACGATCTGTTTTAACACTTCTTGACTCGGCATAGACATTTCTATGTCTAATGGAACTGTCTTGCGAATAGTATTGGCAGTCCATTCTGCTTCATACGCTGATAAATCAATCAGTGCATCAATTGTTCGTTCACCGGCTTTCACCATTCCTGCTTGCATTATTCGATCTATCGCTGCTGCTAATTGCTTTGATCGTAAGGATGTTTCAACTTTCTTTATCACTTCTGGATACACTTCTGTTCCAAGAAACGCGGATATTCGTCGAGCTTCTGAGTTCTTAAACCGTTCTAGATAGACACTATGACGGATAAATCTATCTAACAATTTTTCATTCACTGTCGCCATCTATGAAATCTTCAATCTCTGTTTGTGCTTCATTGCTTAATCTGATCAGTTCTTCATCAACATCAACAGAATCTGCGAGAGCTCCACGGCGTTTGATTTCCCTAAGGAATGTCTCACGAGATAATTCACCAGCTTGCCTCGTTTTAAGAATGAAATCTTTATCACTATCTCCAAGCATCGCAGTTTCAAAGTCGCTGTAGATATCTACTGCCAAAGTTTCTGGAGTCTTAATTTTACGCCATTCACAAGCCATTTTTAAGGTATCTACTATCCCTCGTTCAGTACTACGAATCCAAGACTGTAATTGTGAAGATGTTCTATCAGAATCTATTCTCACAGATGTCGCCAATTTATTCGGCTGTTTTACCATCGGCAAATTGCCGAGAACTTCCATCTTCTGTTCAATATCTTCTATGTCCTTCTGTCCTAATTCAATAGATTTACCTGTATGCTCTACATACTTCATATCCGCATTAGGATCATTTGCAAAGAAAGAACGTGTCGGTCCAATTTCAAGTTCTGTTTGTTCTGTCATTTCTTTTGGCATTCCCTTGCCAAAGAGAAGACCAAATCTAGACAGTCGAAGGATGTTCCGCTGATCACTGTAGCTCTGCCAGTGAATTATATTCATCCACGCCAAATCTTCCAGAGGTGGATCAGCGGTTAAAAAACCGGTCCTGTCGGCATACAAAGTAACCAGCGGAATCCTTCCAAAAGTATGCGTACCGTTTTCTATTTGATTCCATTCCTCTTTATCCTGTCGCCAAAGTTCCCAAGAAGAAGTATTCACTACTCTAACATAATGCTGTTCTACATCACCATATTCACCAAGAGATTCTATTCGCGATTCAAGCATCCTAATTTGAGTCAATTTAGCTTTCTTTGAATCAATTACTGTTTGCCATCCTATTAAAGATGAAGCAGGAACACAGATAAGTAAAACTCTTGCTCCATTTTTATCTTCATCAGCCTTCGTAGCTACTCCTCCATTCGCTATCACCTCTACCACGCTATGATCTACAAATATATGAACAACTCCATATAATATCAAATAATACAACACATCTTGAATAAAAGATTCAAGTGATGTTCCAGCAGAATCTACATCTTCCAATAAGTAGATTAATTCATATGGAAGATCTTTCACTGTCAAAGGATGCGAGAAAGGTTTATTGGTGAGCTTAATTAAAGTATCGCTGAAACCATTATAGAGTACAGAACGATTACGACGAGCATCGTATTTAGTTATGCTTTCTCCGGGTTCACGAGGAAGCCATTTCTCTCCAGCTTCTCGCATCGTTTTAGTTCCACCGAGTAAGTCTTGAAGCATATCCCATTTACGAGACATAACTTCATAACCTGTAGAAGGAATTGCTACTGAATTCATTTATATCCTCTTGCGTAAGCAGCTCGGCCTTGTTTATCGGCTTTACTAATTGCTCGCTTCTTTCCTACTGAAGTTAAATAATAATACTTCTTCTGATGACCCCACTGAACGAACTTCCCCTTGCTATCTTGTCCTATATGAGTAGGCATAATATGATTCCAAACTCCCAGCCGAAGCTGGGAGTAACAAGGAGGCTATCCCTTTGGAGGGAGCCCGCGAATACCACGAATAACATTTTCTAAGATCTTTACATCTATCCCCGCCGATTTTAATTCGATATCGATGAAAGATCCTAATTTCTTCCACTGTTCTGGTTGTTCTTTCTTTAGAAGTTCAATTGCTTCTACAAGAGATTCAGTAACAGTGTAACTGACTTCAGCTTCTCCTTGAGCCTCTAAGATTTTAGGTTTTAATTTCCGCCATATCTGAAGAGCTCCTAATACTCCTCCTCCAATAAGACCTGCAAGAGAACCAAGTATTGGAGCAAGTTGAACTAAAATTGATGCTCCACCTTCTGTTACAGCTTCAATCTTAGCTACAGCATTTGGATCTACCTTCATTCCAGACGATGTCGATACGCATCCGCAGCAAAATAGAAAAGCAATTACCAATAAATACTTCTTCATAATGAGTCTCCTAAAATAGGTTGCATCCAGTAAATACTGGAGGTTTGTTAGTTCCATATACCATTATCAACAACGAGCCATAATCGTACATAATATCTCCACCTGGAGGTACGTCGTGAACAGATATACCAACGTAGTGAAGTCCGACCTCATTAGCTGTCCATTCTATTCTCGCCTCATTGAGATCTATCGGTTGAATAGTCATACTGAGAGGTCCCGCTTGTATCCCATAAACTAAGAAATCACCATCAGGATCACAAGCTCTGACTGGCAAAGAAATTTGTCCGCCTATGCGTGTCTTGACTACGCATATCAATTTATAATTGATTTTATTTGGATCATAGGGAAAATCAATCTTACTTGGATCAAGTATTGTTGTCGGCGGACATACTATATCATTATTATTTCCTAATACTAAAATCGAACAAAACAATAAAATCAATAATCTCTTCACAGTGAGCCTCCCGGAACATAGATGTTATTGTTTTGAATCAGCTTCGAGACACGTTGTCCCGCTACCTTTTTCATAGCATTAGCTTCTTCCTTCTTCACCTCTGCTAATTTCAAAGCAGCAAGTTTCGCAGCAGTGAGTCTAGATTCATCTGCTTTAATAACTTCTGCCTCTGCTAAAGTTCTTGCATCCCAATCTGGTTGATTATCCATTTTAATATCCTTCATTGCTTATTGCATCACCCCATACAATATGAGGCTCCTCGATAATTTCTGTTGCTACTAATTGAAGCGGATCTAAGACTATTGACTTTTTTACAAGAAAAGGTATCGCTTCAAATCCAGATATACTTACGATACCACCTCTATCAACAAGATTCTGTTCGGAGAGAATAGTTATCTGCTTTCCACAACGCAAAGTGAAAATCAACTTCTTAAAATTTGTCAAATCTTGCATAATTGTTTTTCAGTGAACATACGAACTAGAACGTCATTCTTTGATCCTTCTATGGAAATCTCACCAGATAAATCTACCCTGCAAAATCCACCGTTAAAATGTAAGACAACCTTTCTTGGTTCTACGTTCATAAGTTCAATGAGTTGAACAAGATATTTTCCTGCATCATCTATGTTTATGGGTGAAACTTTAATGTATATCAAATTTCACCAATCCTAACTTTCCCACCTCCATACGGATGAGCCTCGTGAACATAATAACTTAATCCATCACTAATATGTGAAAGCATCGCCTCATTCTTTTCTAAATCCCCAGCATCGTCGCACGAAACACCTTCAAAGTCTCGGCAAATCATTGGAGTCTTTATGGGATCTACAATAATATTGATGTATCCATCAGCCGAACGTAATTGCGTATTTGTAGAATTCAATCTACTACGAATAGGCGGATTAGCTCGTGGGAAACGCTCCTTGATATTAAAGTTAGGTTTTAACTTATCACGAATTATTTCCCAATCACTTCCTGCGACTCCCTGAGATGTGTGTGCTCCACCTGTTGCATCTCCGTGCAAAAATACAGATCCTTTATGATGAGACCATTTACGAAGTAACTCATTACATACTTTCTCAGTATTGCTATCCTCTCGTTGAAAAATCTCATCTATAATTGCAATACATTTCCCACGAGTTTCTTGATTTCGTAAACGAAGCCATTCCGGTGGATCTTGTTCTTGAACGACGAGACACGTTCCTGGTCGTCTGTTGAAATCGTGACAAAATATCAATGGTTCATTGGGATCATATACTATCTGTATCCCATTCGGTGGATGATTCAATATTGAATAGGCATAATATGCCAATCCTTTGAAAGAAACAAATGCTCCGCCGTATTCCTGCTGAAAAGTTAAATCATCTACGTCTCTACGAGCCTTTTCGAACTCTTGTGGATCTATGTCATACGTTGACCACGTGAAAACATTCCAATCTTCAAGTTTCTTAGCATCTTCTGTCAATGTAAAATAATGATTCTTCCCTTCTGGAACACCTATTAGATCTGCCCACCCAGGACGTCCTTTCGTAGATAATGCAGGACGAACATTTCTTTCCCAAATCCCCTCTTTGAAATTTCCAAATTCATCTCCAACAAAACCATCCAACGGAGGACCCTCTATCCGTTCTGCCTTATCCATTCCAAGAATCTGTATCTTAGTTCCTGTCATAAGATAAATAGTTCTATCAGAAATCACTATGGGATGATGCTTACGAAGCATCCAAGCAGGAATTAAATCAATGATGTCGTCCCAGAATATTTCTACAGCTTGTCGATGTGTTGGAGCTCCGCAAACAAAACGACCACGAGGTTGAAGAAAGGCCATCGCCTTCTTAACAATCTTACGCTTCGCAAGTTCAGTTTTTCCCGAACGACGCCCTGCGTGACAGACGTTGAATCTCATCTGCGATCGCCAATATCGCTGCTGAACAGAATGATAATCTAATGTTGTCCATCTATTTGTCAGCAAGGGAAGAATCCATTTCTTTCATAGCATCGTGTATCTTTTGTGCGAACTGTTGTGGATCCTCAGTCACCACATTTTCTAAGCCAAGTAAGATATCTAATCGTTGCTGTGCGACCAGTTTATATTTTATTGGAGCTTCTAGATCTCTGATAATAGAGCAATAAAATTCAACGCTCGAACCTTTGAACTCATTTGGATCTACATTGAATATCTCTACGATTCTTGCTTTCGCAAGAGTGATCAATCTCATCATTGTGCAAATTTTTACATCAGGATAAATCTCACGAAGCTTCGCTTTTATATGGCTCTTCCGCATCTTCATCCCAAGCCATTCTGCAACTTGATCCACAAGTTCGTCAGAAATTTCAGCAGCTTCATTTGCCATAGATATACCATATACGCTCACGCGTGAAGAAAGCAATCAATATCTTATTTGAAGTTATAACTTAATAGTTATAATTCATCTGTGGTATAATAACCAAATCGCAAGAAAACTTCAAGTATCGTCTCTGCAACTTCTGATGTAATAGACTTCACAGATCCATCTTCCAACTTATATTGATACGTCGCAGTCCATCCCGCTTGTCGTGCAAATTCATTCGCCGAGATACGAATTATAAATCTCGCCCGAGTAATCTCTGAGTGACTCAATACATATCTAATTTTCATACCTGCAAATAACTTACAATCTAACTTACTAGATTTATCTAAGTCTTTATCTGGCAGCTTTCTTTGAAAACAGCTTCTGCAAATAGCCTTTGTGTGATCTTTACTGACGACCCAAGATGAGGTGTTTATTTTGATACATTCACATATAGGACAGATCCTTTTAGGAACTATTTGATTTAATAGAGACAACCTATCTTCCAAACGCATCTTCTGCAAATGGAATGCTACCTCGGCAGGATCACCCCATTCTACTTTATTTATCTTTAACTTACTGTCTACAGACTTCATCTTTACTTCTTTAAAAATATTCATAGTATCATTTCCTACTTATTTAATAACAGGTTGTATAATCAGATCTAACTAATAGAAGTCTCAATTCTTCCTACACTATTCACAAATTATCTTTTATTTCCTTAAAAATTCCATCGTTTTAACTAACCAGTTACTAGACCATTCGTTAGTGACCAAATCTTTGACACCCCCTCTCACTCAAAATCTGAGATGACAATGGTCTCGACTCTTCTCTAAACTAACCATTATGTAAAAATCTTCTTTCCTTTAATTCTTGTACTACTACTATACTACTACTACTACCTAGGCGAAAATAAAAATGAGATGATATAATTATAACGACTCAGATTACAATTTAAGGCTACCTTGTAGGTTGAGGTCACTAACGAATGGTCTAGTAACCACCTACTATAATCCTACAATTATTTGCAGCAAATTCTCCAATTCATAATCAGCAAGATGCCTACCATCTTCATCTTCAATCCAACCCGGAAATAATACAAAGCAAGGAAACCCACGAGCCTTAATCTCCCTAATTTTCATTCTTTGTAGGGGAGTCACTTTACTATCAACTTTAAGCTCTAAGAATCCCTTCCACGATCTATGCAAAATCAATAAATCTGGCATTCCTGCAACCTGGAATTCCCCACCGTGAATGTTGAACACGAATGCAGTTTTATCCCGGAAATACTGAATCACTTTTGATTGAAAATCTCGTTCTTTCATAAGATTATCTCACATAGGCCTCATCTGAATTTTTACTAAATCCATACTACGGCGTGAAAGCATTCGTGGACAATATTCTCACGATAAATCGGTACGAAAATATGCTTGAAATTTTTCATAGGACATTACTGGAAATAGTCTTTCAAATATATTGTTATCGTATTCCCCAACGAGGAGAATAACCTTTCCCAGAGCCATCGCATAACCGAGTTCAGTATGGCGACCGCCGCCAGATTTCTCATCACCGATATTGCAAATAAATAAATCGCAGTGCTGTATCTGCACCAAATCTCGTATCGCACGATAAGGATCGTCGGGACAATAATCTTTATCGTCGATATCCCACGTTGAAATGACATCATAGCCCTGATCCCGTAAATGATGGGCAACATCTCGTTCAGTATGACTTGCTGCTACATAGATTTTCATAATAGATTTACCTTCAAACAACCAGCATTTATGACAACTTTATTTCCCGCTTGTACGAACGTTCCACTAACTTGAATAAGGCCATAAAATTCTACGTCAATATGATCCGCGTGAAAGGAAATTTTACTTTCTGGGAATTCGATCTTCGTAGTATTAATCAATGTTCGAAATTCGCTGAACATAAATGGCAGATCCATATCTGTTTTTAGTATTCGCTTTTTATCTTGACACAGCCAAATTCGCACTTAGAATTCCTCCATTTTGAACATTCCTATTTTACCACACATTTTAAGTGAAGCGATTTCCATTTTAACAAGCCATTCTTCTATGATAGTTTTATTCCAAATAGCTTCCTCGATTTGAACATCGCCTCGGCGTAGCGTCGTAAGGTCCGTTCTCGGTACGAATGTCTCAAGAATCGATAATTCTTTGGCGTTCCAAAGAGGCCAGCCATTCATTGAATGATTCCTCATCCAGATAATTGCACTTGCGATTCGAGATTTGCGAAGTCCTGATCCCGGAATATTATCAACAGGATCTCCAATCCAAGCCTGATAAAGTGGAAGTTCTGAAGGAACGAGTCCGTACATTCTCACTTGAACAGTTTCTAAGTCCCAAGGATATTTCTTATCGTAGAAAGATTTAACTACGACGGTCTGTTCGTCAATTAGTTGTAGTAAATCTTTATCATTGGCATAAATAGTCGTATGTTCTTTACCACAAAGACTTGCTATTACATCATCAGCTTCCATACCTTCGTGTTCAGCATTTCTAAAAACCTGTTTACAGAAGTTTTTGAACTCCTTAACGCGATTCATATCTAATTTAGATTCTCTATTAGCTTTATATTCAGAATACAGATCGTAGCGAAAACTTCTACTTTCCCAGCAAAGAATAACTTTATCTTTGAAGTCTCTTTCAAGAGCTTCACAGCTCTTAAGAAAACCATATTCCATTCCTGTTAGAATTCCCTTAGATGTCTTTAAGAAATCTAACGAATGTCGACATTTATGTAATAACCAAAAAGCATCTACGAGAATCATTTTCTATCTCCTACATATATGATTTCTATCTTCCACAGCCAACGAATAGAGAAGATCCATCCTCGTGGAACACGTAGAACCTTGTAGCGATACAGCCAAGTTCCATAGACACGAAATTCGTGTATTTTCATATCTCGTAGATCTTGTACTCTACGATTATAATCTTGCTCATTCATTAAGATACTCCAAAATAATATCTCCATGACAAGGAAGCGGAGCACACCAGCAAGCAAGAACCTTATCACGAAGCGATTCTACTGCTTGTTTGAATTTTGAATCTTCAAGTTTTTTGTAAAACCAAAGACGATACTTAGCAATAACTTCTTCACGATTACCATCTCTGCCAATTATGAACGGATTGCCAAAAATTGTAGATCGGTCTATTGATATGACTTCTGAGTGAAATCGTATATGTCTGAAATTCACTAATGTAGTCATTTCAATCTCCGTATTTTGTCCAAGTAAAAAATAATCCCGTTGAAACTGCACAAATAATGCTAAATGCAGCTATTTCTCTGTATGGATATTTTAGTAAATGAAACAAACCAGCACCAATAAAAAGAATATAAATATAAAGAATCGTAAGTACGATGTTATTTATCAACGGGGATGAACTTTTAATGTTTCTGAATGAAATCATAATAGTTATTCCAATCTTATTTCTTATTTATACATTTACTACAATGACGGTCAGGATAGAGACATTCAGCACAATCTTCACGTCTTCTTTTGTTTGGATGTAGATAAGTTAGAAACACCGAGTTTCTAGATATTGTAATTTTTTCAATAAGATGAGTCAAATCAAGTCCAGGTAACATTAGATAAACTTTAGTATCTTGATTTTCTATTTGTGATAATCCTACAATCAATTCTTTGACTTTCATAGTATCCTCGCAACGAAGTATCCATCATATTGTCTTACAAGTCCAAAGGTATGACCTTCAAATTCAAAAACTTCTTCAAATGAACCTTCGAAAATCTGTTCGCCTCGACCACTATCTAAGGATAAAGGGATCTCACAAAGTCCTCCTTCACAAGCAGCTCCTTGAAAAGTATCATCTTCATCTTCTTTGAATTTTGTATAATCTATTGGAGTATAACCTCTGATTAGAGACAGATATTTTGTTTTATCTGCTTCTGTTACAACGGCTTCTCGAGGACAAAACGGAATATCTTTATCTGATTGAGCAGGGAGAAATGTCATTCCTGTCGGTTTGAATTCCCAAATAAATTCAAAAACATCATTCCATTCTTGTTCAGAAACTGTAACAGTACAACTGATATTATGATGATACTGAATTCCACCAGATACAATCCAATGATCATAGAAATGCCTTATTATCTTAAGAAATTCTATAGCTGTTTGTTGCTCATAACAACCTGTCATAGGAAAGGTAATACACCAATCTCCATTAGATTTTACTTCAACCATTTGAGGATTAAATTTTTTGAAATACTGAGCAACGGGTTCTAATGGGTTCGCAGTTATTCTACGAAAGTATTTCTTTGCGTGATTAGGATGAATTCCACTACTGATTCCACCGAGTTCTAAGCTCGCAGTTCCACTTGGTTTAATACAAGTACAACGAACTGAGGAATTGATTCCTATCATTGTTGCTGTTTCTATGTTTGTTTGTTTTACGATATTAGCTAAAAGATTTAATAATTCTGCAGTGAATTTTATTTTGCTATCATAAATTCCAGTAAATGACACTCCTATAAGAGAATCACGTTCGGCGACTGCGTGCGAAACCCAGGATAGATATTGAAAATCTGTATAAGATGCTTGTAGAGTAGCTATGATCGTTGCCTGTTCAACTACCTCTTCAATATCTTCACAAGTTGCAGTATTAACTTCTACGAGATTACAGAAGCCGAAGCCAGTTTCTCCTTTGAATGTAGGATCAATCAGTATTTCTCCACAAGGATTTATTCCCATATCTTCTTCAGGAAGCCATACGAATCCTGGCTCTCCATAATTTGTACGATTGAGCTCCATAATATCGAGGAAATTCTGTTTAGTCGTAGTAGAATCAAAAACGACGGAATTATTGCATAAGGTTCTTTGACCTATATTCAATCCATCTTTAGAATGTAACATTTCTTCATCATCTTGACTGAATAAAACAATCAATGAACTTCGTCGTATTCCACCCGCTAAGACTGCAGATGATAAATGACAAATGATATCGTAACATTCTATGGGACGTAAATGTCGTCCTTCAGCTCCAGATAATATCTTTCGCATTTCTTTAAGTGAATGTCGCAACGCAAGATGACCTGGAGCCTTTCCTCCACTTCTATGTAATTCAGCTCCTGCAGGTCTTATAGCACTATAATCAAATTGAACATAGTATCCATTAAGAAAACCTTGCATCAAAGAATTAACTGCTTCAGCCCATCCTTGAATAGTATCTACTACTTTATGATGACAAATCAATTGCTTATCGACCTTATTGATTCTTGGCAGTTTATCGATGTGATGTTTCTGTACGCTGAATCCACATCCACAACCACAAAGAAGTAAATATAATATCTCACTGAAAACTCGTGGGCGATCTATCAAAGTAAATGTACAATTATACATTCTGGCATTTTCAAATTGAATCGCTTCTCCAGCGAACTGCATAGATCGCATCGAAGGTAAGATTTCCTTACGACGAACAAGATTAAATGCTCTTTGAATCATTTCTTTGAGAGCAGGAAATTTTCTGATGTGCATTTGTTCTACGCGATTCACAGTCTCAAGGAATGTTTCGCGTCGTTTTTCATTTGGTAGATATCTTGCATATTTTGCAGCGTGAATATAATCTGCGACTGCATTAGGATCTGGTATCGCTTCACGAAGTTCTGCTCGTTGTTGTCGATAAAGAATATATGCTTTAGCAATTTCGGGATACTTCATCAAAACCTTTTCTACAAGATTTTGAATGACTTCTAGATCTATGATTTCACTTGTGAAATACCTTTCTACTTCGTCTGTTAAAAGTTGTAAAGTCTTACCATCAGCAATACCTCTTTTCGCAATGAAAGCCTTCGCTATCGCTGAGATAATTTTATTACGATTATATTCAACTAATGACCCATCTCGTTTTCTCACTTGCATAATAATTCTCCAAGAAGTTTTATAGTGTCATTCAGCAATTCTGCTTGATAATCTCTACAAAGAAAACTACGTTGAGTTTCTTGAACTGTAGTTAAATCATATTGTTTAATGTTTTCAGGACCATCAATAATCCACGGATTAATTTCTTTTCCAAAATGACTGGTGCATTCTCGATCAAAGAAAATAGACAGACCCGCACTAATCGCCTCGTAGAATCTATTTGCCGGGGATTGTCTCGGCTGATCAACATCGTGAAAATAGATCGTATATCCAAACTGTTGAAGATCATACGGTAGATTAAACTTATCTATTGCCCGATAATTATAATATTCACTAAAACGATTATGAGATCTATCGCTTGCAGAAATTATCACATCTTTGAAATACTTGTCAAAATAACGAATTCGGCCAGAACGGAAAGATCCCCAGTAGATGAATCCTTCACCAATAGGTTTTAATGAAAGAGGATTATAAGTAGCTCGGTTAAGATTTAGGTAATAATTTTCTTTCACCCACTCATAAGATTTCAGGTGTAGAGGAGGCTCGTGAATGTTTGAAATTAGAATTCCTCTTACTCGTTTTCTAATTTGTGTTGGTAAGGGAGATTTCCAGTCATCTATGAAACCTATAAAATGGGTCTTTGAAAGCACCTCCCCAGCGATCTCCAGTTGCTCTCCAGAGCAATACTGATGATTTCCTATGTTTATTATCGTATCACCCGAAAAAAGAGCCCCGGAGAGTTCTGACAGCTCTAATTCTTCATACCTAAAATGCAGCCTATCTAAGGCCGATTTTAAGAGCTTTAGATGCCCTTGCCATATTTTCGCCATTTTTATTTCTGGCTTATAGGTTAAAAGATAAATCATAATCTACTTTTTGAACTTCGTAATCCTAGAGCCTTCTGCCATTGAATTATGACATCTGTTCTAAAGACAGGATTTTCTGGGGATCCTCTCCACGAATTTATCGTTTTCTTTTTTACCAATTTAACTACTTCTGGATGATGTTGTTTTAGATTTAGAGCACATCTTTCTAAGAGTTCTAAATCTCTGTATGTCGCCGCTCCTCCACGAGAATTAGATCCACGTTGTTCGTGAGCATATTTGAAATTAACGATATTAGGATATCCAAGTTCAAGCAATTCTAAAGTGATATGAAAATCATCTTGAATATTTATTTTGAGTCCTGCTCCAAATTCAAGTTTTTCACCTTCAATGATAGATTTATCAAAACCGTAGATCCTATATGGCCGCACAGTTTCAAGAGTGAAAACATTCGCTTTTTGTAGACGATAAGTACATTGAAAATTTTGAGTCCTTGCAGAAATACTTGCGTGAGCATATTCATTCAACGCTTCATCAAGCCATTGAATCATATCTACAATTTCAAAAGGTTTTATCATTCTTAAATCTACCACTTCTGTATTATCTCTAACAAAGAATGATAGATCATCATCCATCATACAGATTTTGTTGTCATCAGATAATTTGACAATCGCCTGACGAATATTATTAATTCCTGTACAATTGATTCTGATGAATTCAAAAGGGGGATCTATAGGAGGAGAATCATTTTCGTCTATTACATACACAGCTTCTATTCCAGCTTCTGCAAGTTTCTTAGCAGTATGCTGAATGTCTTGTCTATTTTTTGTAGGAATGAAAATCTTCATTCTATTTCTCCAGGGTATCTTTGGCGTGGATGTCCTACACCAGTTTTTACTCGCTGGTATTTGTCAAATTCACAAAGACTGTGTTCTATTTCTCTAAGTTCAAAAGGCCATTCACATTTAAAGACGTGAGGTTTCAAATAATCTTTAGCAGTATCAAATAGAAGTTTCATTGAAGTTAATTCTGGTAACATTCCTAATCTTCTAAGACCACGTTCTGCTCCAGGTCCAACATTCGCCCACGTTAATTTATCTAATTCTAAATTCAATGCAAATCGTAGATCACAAACTATTTCGTAAGCTAGAAAATTGCCAATCATATAATGCTGTTTCAACTTATGAAAAAGAACTTCCATAGAATCAAAATGAGAAAGACCAGCAATAAATGAACGTTGATCCCAGGCCTTTCTACAAGCACGAAGATATGAAATATATTTATCTTCGAAAGAAACTCCTGCGGTCATCCAAGCTCCAGTGAAGATTTTCTTTTCTTGTTTGAAACATTCAGTAATATAATTTTCTACTGCTTTATAACACCTCACAAATCCTAGATCACGAGCGTGTTCCCACCAATTGAATAAACGATACCATATTATGTTGAAGACAATAAGTTCCGGAGTGGATTTAACTTTTAACATATTCGTTAGCCAGACAGTTCCTGTATCTAACTGACGATAGACATTAGTAAATTTCCATTGTTGAAAAATTGGATCGTCGCTCCACGGCTTCTTCATTCCAGTTTTCCTTCGCAGATAAATTTGATGTCGTTCATTTATCCAATATGCGAAATCTTCAAGCGTCACAGGTCTTATATCATTTTTCATTTCGAAGAGCCTCATAATATCGATTTGAAAATTCTGCAGATTTTTCCCACCTCATCCAAGTTCCTATAACAAGATCTCTGAAAATTGGATGTAAAATGTCTAATTCGCTAAAGATACCATTTCTCCCCTGTTCTTCCAATATAAGAGCTCTTTTTATTTGATCCTGCCAATCTTCAAGATGAACCTGCTCAGGGCAGTCTTCAGAAGGAACATTGACGAAGTCTATTTGTTTTGTGTAGTTTTTCTGATAAAGATGCTCGCTACCGGATTGGTGAATATAATTCCCATATCTTATTTGTAACATATCAGCAAGAATTCTTTGTAAAGTGGAGAAGCAAAATATGTCATACGGAAGACCGAGCCAAGCATCGTTGGATCGCATATTCGTAATGAGATTTAATTCGCCTTCACGAAGTAAGAATTGTAAGGTCAACGTACAAGGAATATCTTTCTTACCTCCGCCGTGTACTGCAATTAGATCTTCTACTCGATACATTGTCATAATTGCTTGACGAGAATCCGGATCTTTGGAAAGAATATCGTAGATTAAATCTATTTGATGTGGGACAGTCTCCCATCGCTTCCCGTATGCTCCCCAAGCGTGAACACCATCCTCTGTGTAATTTACATATGAAGGAGCATATTGTTTAATAAGTTCTATGTCATCAGTTCCGCTCAAATACCAGAGCATCTCAGCACAGGCATAAGACATAGAAAATTTTCGAATAGGATTATAAAGTATATTCTTCCATATATCATTCAACCATCCTTGGTATCCCAGTATTTCTTTCGTCGGCCCAAGACGAGATGGGGTATCTTCGTGTTGCATCAAATCTTGAATAAGTATTGTCCATAGATCGTCTAAATTTTTCATAATTTGGTCCTTTCAAAAAGAAGGACCCAGATGGGTCCTTCCGGAGGAGGGTGATGAAAGCTGTTCTACAGTACAATTCTTTGAATCTTTATCTTCTCGCCATCGTAAGAAACGAGGAAATCGTAACTTATTTTTAGCGAATGAATCATATTCAATTTCCATCACTCGATCTTTGAGATCATCTAAATTGCAAGACGCACGGAACTCTTTAGAATATCCTCCACCTACATCTGCAATAATTTTGATTTTATCTCCATTATAAATTCCAACAGTACAAGATTGCAACTCACCGAAGTTATTAGCACTGAAGGATTTCTTCGCGACAATGACAAAAGCATCGAGAGTTCTTATTGGTTTGAGTTTATACCAATTTTTCAAGTGAGATTTCTTAAGAACCCATCCTTCGAGTCCTTCTAAAACTGCCGTCTGTAAAAGCATCTCCGTATCCACCTCTTTTACTAATTTTGTAGGAGCGAAAGGAATACCCGCCGATTCGATAATCGTTTGTACTTCAAGAAGATCTCTATTCCATAAATTCTTAGTCTTAAAAATGGGAGCGGCAAAGATTCTCAACTGCAAAAATTTACTTCTTTGCTTCAGCAGAGTAGGAACATCTGTTGCCGCTCCTTGGGAGAAAAGTTCACCAAATAGAATTGAATGTTCTGGAATGAGTGAAATTATCTTTGCAACTTCTGAGCAAGAATAAAGTTTCTCAGTTATATCTTTATCATTCTTAGTAAGAATAGTGACCTTTTCTGCTTTATAAATCTTCGCAAGGTGACCATCGTACTTTGGTTGAAGAAAATTTACTTCTTGTCCGTGGTAATCTTTGATGTTTGGAAATTCTATGAGAAACATAAAACAGCCTCTTCGGGTTTTGAGTAGGATAAAATATTCCTACCCGCTCAAATCCTAAATATGGCTGTCTCATCGGTGTCGCTCCGCCACGAACGACAGATCGCCCCGAAAGGCGATTTCGACTTTGTCATCTTTTTCTTAACTCAGCTTCCATTCTTGCTATCTTCATTCTAAGTAGTTTCGTGCGTTTTTTCACGTTTTCGATGTTAGAAGTTCCTTTCCGTAAAGTATCAAGCTCTTTAATCATTAAGATTTTATGAGCTTGATATTCACGAAGTCTTGCAGGGGCTTCTTTATGGCTCGCAATAAGTTCTGCTCGTTTTTGCTGTGTGACCAAAATTTCTTTATCTATTTCTGCAAGTCTATTATCGAAGTCTCGGAGAAGACCTTGTTTTGAAATGATAAGGCAAGTATCAATCTTTATCATTTCTTTTGTACTGGTTATCTTTTCTTTGTCCGTCATAACTTTTCTCCTTACTAAAATTGGCTGTCATCATCAGTACTGATCCACCACGATCAGCAGATCGCCCCGAAGGGCGATTTCGACTTACTCGATGCTATTCAGGTACTTTTGAATTTTTTCGAGTTGAGCTTTCGCTCTTGCAATTTTCGCAGCCTTCCGTTCCTCCTTAACGGAATTCTTTGCTGTCTGCGAAACAAGGTTCTCAATAGTTTTCTGTATCTCATTAGTAATTTTGATGAGACGCTGACAGACTTTGTCAATCTGTGGAGCGAACCTTTCTTTTAGATCCGAAGGAATTTTGACATTCTTCAAATCTGTGACCACGTTTCTGAATTCTGAAACAACCTCAACTTCAACTGTCTTAACATTTTTCTTTGCCATTTTAAGATCTCCTATAAACGGCGTTGATAATCTTGGCTTCTCATCAGTATTGATCCGCCACGATCAATAAATCGCCCCGAAGGGCGATTTCGATTTACAGGTTCTCGACATCGATCCCTTCCGATGTGAGTTGCTGTTCCAGAACAGCGAGCTGTTCTCGCATCCGGGCGACTTTTGCAGCTTTCTTGCGAGTAACTTCGTCGCCGAACTTGCGGATTCTCTCAGCCTTCTTTTCCTTGTCATCAGCGAGAGCGATCAAACGATTTCCCTTTTCTCGAGCAACGAATGCCTGACAGTCCAAATACGTTGCGATATCTGCAAAATCCCCTTTCTTGAGAGGATTATACTTTCGCGTATCGAAACCTTCATAAAGGATTTTACCATCCTTTTCGATAGTTTTCGGCACAGCAATAAGCAGACCGTCTTTGTTGACCGCAGAAACGAGCTTGTCGTTCTCATCGATAAACTTTGCGGCTTTCACAGGGAAATCGATTCCCCCCTTCTTCACGTCCTTCTGTTCTTTTTGTCCAACTTTCTTAGCCATTTTAGGCCTCCTTTGAAATTAGCCAACGATTGTCGGCGGTTGATAATGGTAATCATCCTCAGAGCCGTTCCAAAACGCTCTGTGTAGGATTCGAACCTACTAAATCCAATCTAATCAGAGCGGGTGACATACTTTCGTGTTCTCGAAGGCCATCGCCATCTCGAGTATCAGGCTTTTATTCAACCCCAGCTTTCCTGTTATCACGTTTCCTCCCCGTGGAGTGCCAGAAGAACAGTTCTGTTGGCATTTACCAAGCTACTGCCAGAGCTCCATATTATGAACTTGTCAAATTACAAACTGATTATATTATAGCAAGTCCTCTAAATAACACAAATAAATTCCACCCTATTTTAGAAATTATTTCCCGCGAATCTAGGATGATTTCGCGGTTTATTATAACTATTTTAACTTTCCCGCTATAAACCGCCCATCAGCGTCTTTTATAACTACCTTTCCAGATGCTTCTGCCCAGTTCTTAGAACTAAGACCAAGACTCGTTATCATAGGCACACGAAATTTCATTGTTGTTGTCTGTAAGGTATCTACAATAAACTTATGAAGCTTCTCATCGTAAAGCATTTCTAAAGGAACTTCATCCAAGTTTTCATCGTGTACGTTACTTGAAATAAATAGATTCCAATTTCTGCTTTCTGAATTATATCTGGGGGATAGAGCTACTAATCGTTCTTTCATAACGTCAGCAGCACAAGATTGAATAATTCGGTTGAATGCCTTATATGAATATTCAGCAGGGATATAACCACGTCGACCATAAGCATTGAAGATAAACCCTCTTAACTTGCACATCGTTGTGGCTCGTCTTGAAGTTTCTTTAATACCTGGAAGTCTTTCGTGGTACGATTCATAAGCATCTTCGGCGAATTTCGCACACATTTCTTTGAATTTCTTAGCTTTCAAAGCAGAATCTAACTTACCAGACTCTATTAAAATTTGAAGTCGTTCACTTACTAATTTGATAATATGTTCATTCGCCATTAATCCAGCAGTTACTCTTTTCTTTCCTGCTCCGAATGCCATTCCAAAGTTGAGTTGTTTTGCAGAATCTCGATCTATGTTCTGTAAAAGTTCCGCAACCCATTGATGAAAGTCTGTATCTGGATTTTCATTATAGGCTTTTATAGCATCTGCATCGTTGATATAGTGAACGATGAGTCGATATTCAATTTGGCTATAATCGTTAGAAATAAAACCGAAACCTAAGTGAGGATATATAAGAGTCTTAGATCTACTATTTTGTTGCTGAGAATTTGGTCTGCTACAAGACAATCGTCCACTACGAACACATTGATTATAGTTAGGATGCAAAATTCCATCAACATTCAAACTTAAGAAAGTATCTAAATATAAACTTTTGAAAGTAGATTCTGTTCGATAATCACAGATATCAGATACCACTTTCAATATTTTTAGATCTCCTGTAACGAGAGGATGAGCTTTGTATAATAACATCGCATCTTTATCAAATGTCGGACGTCCAGTATCAAACCATCTACCATCTTCTTCTCTTTCTTGAATAGTAGCTAAGATAGGAAGCCCGAATTGATTTACAAGAATATCATAAATACAATCGTTCGAATTTGTAAATTCTTGTCCAGTTTCTATTCCAATCTTAGTAGATAGTTCAATCATTCTACGAAGAGACCTTATGGATTCTAATTTACATTCAGTTTCATCTATTCTTATACCTCTTCTTTCCATATCGTATAAAACAGGAGTCAATTTTATTTCGGTTTCCCAAAGACCTGTCAATTCAGCAGGGCGTTCCTTTTGCAAATATCTGTAAAGAACACGATTCATTCTGATGTCATCACAACAATAATTTCCAAGAATATCTATGGGAACATCTGCATAAGATTTAGATTTAATGCTTTCTAAATACGCAGTAACTCTGGATGAAGCTCCAGTATCAATTCCTAATAGAGATGCACAAAGAGGCTTTAAAGAATAAGTTTGATAATCGCTATTATGTAAGCGAGTTAATACTACAGTATCTATTAATCTACATTTGAATTCTACACCATCAGCAAGGAAAAATAAAGCGTCAAATTTCACATTGTGATTGATCCAATCTTCAGCAGTAAAAAGAATATCTTGAATCCATTGCATTACAGATTCAAGTGGTAGATTATTTGATCCTGGAGCAGTATGACGAACTGGAACATACCAAGTCTCTTTCAGATTATCAGCAGTTATACTAAATCCACAGATCCTATCTCCTTTCCAAGGATAGAGACCTCCAAGTTCTTTATGATCGAAGACCCGCTTACTTTCTATGTCTACAAAGACTTCTTTACTATACTGCAAATTAGGCAGGTCTTCGATCTTTTCTACTATTCGTTTATTGTCTTGTAGAATAATCATCAAAAAACTTTCGTAGTAGTTCTTCAGTTATTTCATTTCGTGTCCACACATTTAGAACATTTCGCAGAATAATATCTGCCCTTGCCCAATGAGGAGCCCAAATTTCGTATGTGACTGCATCTATGAAATTTGATTCGATGATAAGATTCGCACAAGGAGTGCACGAACTATAAGTAGTCAATAGAATTGTTGGACAATCGTTCTCATAGCACGATTTTAGATGGGAAAGAATGGCTCGTGGTTCAGCGTGACTACATCCACAGTTTCCAATTTCGTTTGTGCATTTATTATTTGGATGACTCGGTCCATTGATCGCGTGTGTGCTAAAAATAGTACCATCATTTAAGAATGTGAGAATTGCACATCCACAGGCTTTTCGAAGGCAAATTTGATTCTTTTCAGCCTCTTGTTTGATAGTGTTAAAATGTTCATCTATTACTGTTTTGCAGAATTTCAAGTCCATTGTAGTACTCCTTTCGGCGTTGAAGCCATTTTTCTGTTAATTCGTTTATAAGATACTGATTCATATATTGTTCTTCACCTTTTGAATCATACAAATCCCAACTAAAATCTATGATGACTTTCTTATTATAATGAACTAATTCATAGAATCGTTTATTAGCTTCTTCTAATATTGGAACTTTTAATAAATTTCCACGTGGATCATTTTTAATACGTATTTTATATTTTTGAAAATTTCCAGCATACATTAAAATTATGAATCCACCGTGACTATAAATCCATCCTTCTATGATACGTAATTGATTCGCTGTCATTACATTATCGTGGTATGCAAGAGCTCCTAAATGAAAGCGATCTTGGATCACACTCGGTTCTATCATAGGAAAATAATCTGTGTAGAAATCAAATGTAGCATCTGGTCTTCCAAGATGTCGTATAGTTGCGACTTCACCTAATTCTTGTATTCTTTTAAGAATACTATTCGCTAATGTTGTCTTTCCCAGACAATCCGAACCTTCTATTATAAGCATTTTTATATTCCTCAATTTGTCTTAATCTACCTTCTGCTATTGCCTTTCCTATATTTGGGGGAGTCCAATTCTTTCCCTTATATTTTCGTCTATCTTTACTCTTAAAATCTTTAGTTAAATTAGTGCGATGAACTTCGTCAAATACTTCTTTGGAAGGAATGAAATAGACCACTTGCATTCCAAACGTCACATAGAGCAAATCCGTTGTAGCATCTGCAAGAGATTCTAAATCTCCGATCATTAAGGCTTCGGTAATCTCTTCTACCTCATCAAGAATAAGATGTAAGCGATACAGAGTAGGTTCTTTGTAATCAACTAAGTTTGATTTTGACCATTTCAAACTTTTCTTATTATAAAATGAAAGACAACATTTTATAGTCCAAAGTAGAAATCTGATCCATCTACAAGGACGTTTTAGAGAGATCCGATAGGGGATACCGTTCTTAAAATGAAAGTCAAATACTGAATCTTGATAGTCCTTCAAAATTCCTCCTTCTCATCTATCTGTTGTACCAATTTTTCAATGAGCATTTTCTTCAGTAAGGTTATAAAACCAGAAGATTTTGTATATTGTATTCCTTCTCGGAACAGAGCTCTTTTTCTAACAAATAATGATAATATCTTTTGACCACTATCTCTTGGAACTTCACACCAATCACAAATATCTGCAAGCATAATAGATTCACTATGAAGAAGCTGTTCAACTAAATCTTTTGGATATTTTGTAGCTTTAATTTGCTTTTCTATTAAGATGTCGTCTTTAATTGTGGAAGTATATTCTAATGCTACAGAGAAATCCTTATATCCACAGTAGGGACTCATATAGTTTCTGTACAGGAAATCACAAACATATTGAACGTGACAAGGTCTTACAATGACAGTTGTTTCTTCTGTTGAAAATGTTCTACAAGCTAAAGAAATCGCTAATCGCATCAACTTGTATCGCATAGTTCCTTTATCACATAACGGAATAGTCTCAGAGAAATCTTTACATAATTTCTGAGATAAAGATAAGCAAAGTTCTGCAGTCTTCTCAGATATTTCAATGTCTTCGAGACTACGTGTCCAAGCCCAAAGAACTGCCTTTCTACAAATTTCGTTAGAATAATAGGGATCTTGCACTTTGTGAGAAGCTATAAGTTTATTGATTTCTATGGCTTGAATTTCTTTTTCTGAAAGAACAATAGCATAATCAAATCTGCGAATGTCTTCCAAACTGCCGATTAATTCTCTTATGATTTCTACTCCATAGGTATAAGAAGAAACAGGTTTATCGCTGCGTGGATTAGAAATCATTATAAGTCTAGTTCTTGCAAAAGCACTTCGCCGTTCTATTTTCGTTATCTGTGCTTTACCACTGGATCTCATATCTGTAAGTTTTCCAAGAACTCGCGGATCGGCTCCTTTTATTTCTTCCATTATCACTAACTGTTTATCGTGAATAGGTATGATTCCCCACGCTACGAACCATCGTGTGCCGATTTGTTGTAGACCTCCTAATAGTCCTGCTTCAGATGCGTTCTTACAATCGTGACGAGTTCCCAAACCATAATGTTCTATGAGACGTATAGCGACTTCACTTTTTCCTTGCGAACTATCACCAGTTATTAAACAGTTGACCCATCCGTGCTGAGCTCTACCTTCAAATGGGAAATGTAAAACAGAATGATATGCTAAATCAAATGCTAGATGAAGATCTTGTCGATGAAAAATTCGAGTAACATTAAAAGCTAAATCGATATAAATATCTTCTAACTTCTTTGTTAGACTTTCTAAGGTCCAATCTGCAGGTTGAAAAATCTTCAATCGTTCTAAGTCTTGATCACTGAATCTACAAGATGTCAGACTGTCTTCTATTTCTTCTACATTATCTACTAATAAAACCGCTTGAGAAGTTGAAGGATTCGGAAAAGTTCTGCCCTGCATTTTATAGGGAGTATTCAAATCTAGATGTTGATCTGAAACGATATAAGCTGGTTGAACAATATGTTCTCTATTATCTCCGTCTAATTCCAAGGGTGAAGTCAGTCTGCTATCTAAAACATTGTAAAATTTCTGCGGATAGAATTCTGCTATCTTACATCCAGGAGCTCCTATAGCGGTAAGAATGGCAAATCTTAAATTCTTCTGAGACATATTGACCATTTCTAATATGCCGACATTAGAAGGTTCAACAGTAACGAACGTCAAACCTCTTTGTTCATCCATCTTTAACATATTTATTTTACATCCATCACAAAATGGTTGATCTCTTGTGCATTTCACTCCTATAATACTTGGAACTATGAACGGTACAGTATCTAAGGCCGATATTATTGCGTTACAATGAATACGTTTTCCTATTTGTTCTGCTCGTGCGGCTTCTATCAATTTACAATCAATAATTTCCTCAGTTTCTTTAATAGAAGGAGCTATGAATTTTAGAGCTGTCTTCATTAAAGTTAGAAAATCTTCACTCGTAGCTCCTTCACTACCGACCCAGTCGTTGATATCACCCTTTGGATATTTTATTACGTCTAGAGGTAGATCTATGAAATAGATAATCTTAACGATTTTATGAATGGCATTGGCAATTATTCGTCTCGCCACTAATCCCGCTTGATCTACATCCATACAGATAAAAACATATTTATTTTTTATAAGATCGTTGAAATTATGATCCCAATTCCCCTCTCCTGCTGTCACTGTGATAGCTCCGACTTGATGCGGATTCAATTTTCGTGCCGCTACAAGAGCCTTCATTTCTCCACCACAGATCCATATAGTTGGATACACGATTTGTTTTATCGGGTAGAGAGACATTGTAGTATAGCCACGAACATTTTTCATTTTCTCAGGTCCGGGAGCTCCCGGCAAATACTTTCGAATATTGATAACACGACCTTCCATATCATAGATAGGAATCATAATCCTACCTTGAAAGTATCCTAATCTTGCCGCTTTTATATCTTCATCTATGATGCCTCTATCGTACAGTTGTTTTAAGAACGGACCAGAATTCCAAATTGCCTTATGATATTCTTCTATTCGTTCTTGATTTATAACTTTGATAGTTTCTAAATCTGGATAACGAGATAGCAAATCAACGATAATTGTTCGACGTTCACATCTTCCTATATGAGCGAGTAAAGATACTATGTCGCCTGCTGCTTTACAGACGTGACATCGCCAGAGATTCTTTTCAACATTAAGCGATGCACTTGGAGTTTGATCATCGTGACACGGACAGAGGCAACGAACCTCGTTAGTAGATGAAGGTTCGTACCTCCATCCGTATCGATCCAGCTCACTTAGAGCGTTTATCTTTTCAATCCGTAGCATTGTATTTCGTGAAACTCAAAATTCGCCGGAATCATTGACTGCTGTTTCTTCAGGTACTTCGTCATCAACGAGCAGTCTTTGTTTCTCAAACAAATCCTTCATCTCAAGATGCAATCTTCGCATCCCGTCAGCTTCTTCTGGATTGATAATAGATGGATCCGAAGGCTCAAATTTGAATCCATACCACCTCTTGTCTTTAGTTGGCTCTCGATAAACCGGACTGAACGTCCACACTTGTGCCCACAACGGAACCGCCACAGATCTATCAGATATCATCTGCCGTCTCAGAGATATTGCAGAAATGAAGTTCTTTCCTTGACTGAATTCTCCCCGTTCAAAACTCAAAGTTACGGGAGTTCCTACAAGGGGATGTTCGCCATAGATGAGACTGATGAATCGTAGATGTTCCACAAATCGATATCTACATTGATCACTCTCGGTTAAGCCATCTTGACCAGGATATATTTCATATCTTCTTTTAAGATTCCTGGCTCTTTTAGCAATATCACTACTTGGATCAAAGCTTCTTTCTTCCACCATCGGTCCAGATTGTGATTTCAGATCTTGCCACTTTGCAAATTCTACGAAGAAGAAAATTGGAACGATTTGGAATTCATTTGGGTCTTCTTCGTGTTTGCAAATGAGTACATCGCCAGGACGTAGAATCGCTGAACCTTCTCCGAATTGCTTTTTCAAAGCATTATCTGTTGTGCTTTGAATCAACTTAATTCGGGGAACTATTCTGTGTTCTCGGAGAGTATCTAGACTGTGATCATCTTCCACATATTCGGCGAGAAAATTGGGATCTATGCCTTCAACCTTCTTTATTCCGGTTTCAGTTCTCTTACTCATCTATTTGTCCTTTCCTTCGATACTGCATAATATATTGAGGATATTTCTTACCTAATCCTTCAGGAATAGGTAATCCATTAGCAACCCTTTCTGTGCAGAAATTAGTTACCGCGTTCCAATCTAATTTCAATATCCCTTGTTCAATTATCTCTTCTGGAACTCCTAATTGCCTACAAAATTTGAAATACTCATCTGAACCTTTTCGTGGAAGTGCTGCTTGCATTTTTACATCTGGAGTTCCAGTAGCGTATCTCCCCTCTATCGTCATCTTAATTGTAGGATCTTGAATTGCATCCCTTGTTAAATTATATGCAGCGATACTTCCACATAATTCTTTTCTTGCTTTTACCTCCTTTCTTAATTCATCGAACATATTTTCCATTTCTTTACAGAAGAAACCTATATCTACTAAATCTTCATTTTTTAGTTTTCTTTGTTTTATTGGATCAGTGATTTCTATCATCATTCCACAAATGAGATTGTAGAAATTATGACTATCACTTAGTAACTGTTTTATTTTCTGTATCATTATCAAACTCCAATGTTCTTAATTTATATTTGCAATCAGGAGCATTGAACATCAATACTTTTAAGGAGCTATATTTGTGACTCAAAACTGCTAAGAATAATTGAAGTAAGATAGATGGACCTGTAAGACAAACTAAATCTTCATCTGGGTTGAAATTTATTTGTTTCAATTTGCGATGATACATTCTGAGTAGCTTAGATGAATCGAATGGATCTACAAAGTTTTCTAAGATGAAGATTCGTTTGCCATATTCTTCGGCAGCTACAGAATCTAAACGATGGTTTTTTTGTAGTACAATAACTCTCATTTTATAGGCTCTCCAGTATATGGATCCCGTATTTCTGAATATTTTTGAACAAGAATTTGCTTACATATTTCTACGAATAGATTAAAGAAAAGTTTGATTTCAATAACAATTCCTGGAGGAAACATTTCTGAGATGATATCTTTTATAATTCTCCATTCTATAGGAGTTATATAGAAATTATAAGTGATGAAATTCGATATTACTTCTATCGGCGGTTTATAATTATCCATTATCATTGTCTTATTTTCCAGGCAAGATATAAGATTATCATCGGAATGCTGAAGATCGTAATTATGTTTGTGATGACAGCAGATACCATTCTTTCACTTTCTGCATTTCTTCTTTAGAAATTTCTAATTTGTCCCAGACACCTATAGTCCCAAAACAAGCAGGCCATCCATTCCAAGCTGTACTGTTTAATACAGCTTCGAAACTTTCATAACCTGTAACTCCTCCTTTGATAATATGAATCCAACCAGATTGAAGATCTAAAGTTAAATCTACTTCTTTAGATTCATTAATTACACAATGAGTTCGAATTCCCTTAATTACTAACATATTTATACTTCTTTCATTTAGAAAAATTTCTAAGCTTCTTTATAATTCTGTTGTATCTATTTATTATTGTTGTCTTTGTTACTCCTATGATATCGGCTTGTTCTCGATTATAATATCCACCGAAAAATCTTCGATATAATAAAAGTCGTTCTTCATCTGTAAGGCATTCTACTATTTCTTCATAATCTGACTTATGAAACTCTTTCATAGAAGATATCTTAGATTCCCTATCAAATTTCTTAATACGTTCTCTTAGAAATTGATACATTGATCTAATATAATCATTGTAGTTTGATGAATCTTCATATCTTGCTTGGCGAATCCAGGCCTCATTTATCAATTCTTCTTTAGATGTCCATCGACGATATTCTAGTTTGTGCAGTATATTAGTCGCCGCAGCTTCTAATATTTTTCTTTTATCTTCGTTCCAATGATTAGATTTATTTCTTAGAGGACGCGTTTGATTAACAAGTGATACAAAAAATCCAAAAGGCCAATTTGAATAGACAATATATTTCTTCTCGTTGAGACATCACATTTCCTATTGTACACGAAATTGTACTTTAAGATCGATAAAATTTGGATCTTCGGTAGATGGAGTCAATATACTTGAAGTGATGATCAAAGTCACATTACTTCGTAGAATAATTGATTTCCATTCTGATCTGCTATAACGAAAATTGTAGCTAATACTTTCGTTATCGGCATCATCAGTACTGCCAACAATCCTAGAATGATCACAAATAAAATTACTTTCTTCTTCATTTCAAATCCTTTTAAATTACTTTCTTTGACCTATATTGGTTTTAACTGCAACATAAAATTCGCAATATCAAGCAAGTAATCGCTCTCGCAGATTTGCATTATCAATAAGAAGACGTTTGATAATAATATGCTCTTCCCCGGCAACGATCATCATTTCAGTTGACATTAATCCTTCGAAAATAGAAGGATTGATTCTTCTCGAATTTATACCTTATAGAGCCTTTTCTAAAGTAGTTCCACAAGATCCAACGTATTGAATTCCATCTTTCCACCACGCAAATTCTCTAATTCCTGCTTCATATCCTAAACTGTATAATCGTCTTTTCTCCGATTCTACAATATCGATATGAACATATTCAATTCCATTTTGATGTATCTTCTCAGGAGCCATCATTCTATTCCAAAGGAAACAGAGTTGCTGGAGGAGAGTTCGTGTGCGGGACAGCAACTCTGTTTTAGAAGTGCTAATTCTTTCTTTTCAAATGCTAATTGCATAAAAGTTTCACAGCATTTCGGAAATTCTGTTGAATACGCAGAGATCTCATCCTGTGTTTTGAACTTCTTGCAGATCGTACACCACCAACCGATTTTCATTGTTATGTCCTATAAGAAATATGTACCCAAGATCCAGAAGAAATGATTTCCGCCCAATTTACTCTCGGACCATCTACTGTTCCTATGAAAGATTTTGTATAACTAAAATCGTGCATCGCAGATTGATAAGCGAATGCGAGTCTTTTGAATTTCTCCGCATCCCCTCCTTTGTCTGGGTGATGTTTTAATGCTAATTTATGGTACTCCTTCTTAATACACTCCGGAGATAAGTCTTTAACCTCACTAAGACCAAGTATCTTCAAGGCTTCTAATGGATGCATCAATTTCATCTGTAACCTCTTAGAACATTGTCAAGAATATCTCTGATATCTTGTATAGTCATTGCCATTCTTCGCTTGTTTTTCACCCTATCTCTTATCTCTTCATCAATGGTTCCTGGAATAATTAAATCAGTATATTGAACATTATTCCTAGTCCCTCTACGATGTGCTCTATCTTCAGATTGAACTCTATCAACTGAACTCCAATTGCAGCTAAAATAAACCACGTGACCGGCATAAGTTTCGCAATTCTCTGGATGTTCAACATCATATCCTAATAGATTTAATCCTACGCCAGCCGAAGAAGGATTCCCAACAAACACCATACAATCTTTGTCTTGATTAAATTTCCTTTCTGCCATATCTGGTTCGCTTACTCTGCAATCTGGATGAATCACACGGTGATATCCGATATGATTGATTCCTTCTTTAACAAGTCTCTCAGATATCGCTCTCATATCTTCGATAAAACAAGCCCAAACAATAAACTTGCAGTTCTTATCGTTGCTCCATTGCTCTTTCATAATTTCAATAAGAGCTTCTATCTTAGGATTCTTTTCACCAATTTGAATCACACTTCCTTTTACCATCTCATCTACTTCGAAATTTGCAGTATCATCTGTCTTAACAAATCCTGAACAGATTTGAGCCAATCTAAGCAGTTTTGTCAAAATATGATCTGCTGTTAAAGTTTGACCAGAAGCTTTCGCTTCAGCCATTAGCGAATCTATTTCGATAACTAATCTTGTAGCAACTTGTCGATAAAGTTCTGCTTGAACAGAAGTCATCTGTGTTTCATAAATATCGTAGACTTTATTTGGTAGATTGAGATTAGCATCTACTTTACGGAGTAGAAAAGACAATCTCGCAAGACGTTCTTGAATTAGAGGAATGGCCTTGAAACCTACTAAACGTTGAACTGCAGATTGATTATCTGTTTGTCTGTTGTCCCACTTTCCGTGAAATTCTCTGAAGTTCTTAAAAGTAGTGAAGCCAGACAATCCTGGTCCCAGCCATTCAAATTGAGACCACAGATCAAACATCGTATTCGTTATTGGAGTCCCAGTAAGAATCATCTTTGCAGTGGTTCGTATATCGTCGATTTTCATCACTGTTTTGAATCGTTTCGTATTAGGATTTTTGATTTTATGTGATTCATCAATTACCACAAGATCCCATTTCACCCTGCCAAGAGCATCCCAAATAGATTCTATCGAATCTAAACTTATTATCGTTGTAGACCAGCAGCAATCAGATTCCGTGCGAATTGCATCAATTAGATCTTTGACCTTTTGAATTTTTCCGCCACGAAGAGCAACCACTTTTCCCGGAGTCGTTGCGAATCTTTCAAATTCTTTTTCCCAATTACGACGGACTTGTCTAGGACAAATAACAAGAGCACGGTACATTCCTTTATTCGCCTTTGTTTTTCGTCCTCCTTCAAAACAAACACGATTAATGACGACTGCTGTTTTTCCTGTTCCTTGTTCCATAAATAGAGCGTAAGAAGGAACAGCAAGAGATGCTAACATAGAAACTTTTTGATAAGGAGTGAGAGGAAGTGTAGGATGCTCAATAAAATCTTTCGGCATTTCTGGATTTTGCTGAGTTGTCTTCCAAGTCGCTGCAATAAGAGCAGCTTTCGTTTGAACAAGGAATCGTTTAAGAAGAAAAGAATATAACAGAACGGCTTCTTCACTCTTAAATATAAGATGATTTCCCGGCCAAGTATGATGAATAACCAAAGCAGTGAAATCAGTTCCTGCAAGACGCCAAGTTCCATAGGAGATTTGTTTTCGTTCTGGGATTCTTTGAACCCACTTTATAGCAGCGGTTGATGAAGGATAATCGTAGTATTTATCATCCTTGATAAATATCCCTTCATCAATATGTACGTGGACAGTTTCTCCGAGAAGATTTTCTGCTTTCCTAAGACAGACTGCCTTGCAGATAAAATGTTTCCCCTCCTTATCTACATCAATTTCTAGAAAATCTCCTTGATAAAATGAAAGAGGTTGTAGAGTAGTAGAAGTGGCTCTAGAAAGTGGTTCCAGAACTGGGAATGCTGGAATCTTTATTTCTGTTACCATCTTTTCTCTTTTCTAATATTCTAATATTCTAATGTTCTTACTTTATAAGTATATTAAGTTACGCAGCAGTATGCAAGCCTAAAATGGCCAAAATCAGAAAAAAACTTTGCTTGCGCATAAGTGAAATTTATAAGTGCTTGTATCTACTGGACTTACGGCGAATTCTCTCCCAGGTCGTTTTTGGCAAGGGTTTTACCCTGACCGGCCTCGTTCGGGGTCTGACGTCCTAATGGGGACTCTGGTTTTAACCCCCAACACCACTTCCATTGTCTTGCAGCAATTTTGTAAGAGATTTCACACTACCGTGAACTGCGTCCAATTTCATATCTAGAATTTCAATTGCAGATTTATGTATCATAATACATTCTTCCTTCGTTCTAAAAGATTTGAAAGTTTCATTATGCGAATGAAGATGCTTCAATAATCCTCCGAGAGTTATGGAAAGAATCAAAGAAATAAGTCCACAAAGTACAACGATAATCTTCCACAGTAAATCTTCTATGACAAATCCTGTAGCAGAAACTAAGATAGATTCTATCATCCAAATTATTTTGATCATTTTCATACTCCTAAAGTTCCAGTAATGATAGCAGTTGCAGAAATTATTCCTTGACTTGATCTTTGAACAGTTATATCATATTGATAAAAACTACTATAAGATCCACGAATTGCTTTAAGAACAAAACGAAGTTTAGAATTCAAAGGATCTAACGGTCCAAGGCTACAATCAGATCTTTCATTCACCTCACTATAATCATAAGTAGTTCCTGTTAGTCCTGATTCTGTTCTAACAAGATTATTGTCTTCATCATAGATGTATAAAGTATAAGTCGTTCCTGTTTCTGGTCCATAATTATTCGTATTATCATAACGAACAATAGTAGAAAGTTGAATAGCATTAGTCCTATCTCTATGCTTCCAAGATAAACTTGGTTGACCTGCAAAATGAGTTGGAAAGAACTTACTATCTATCTGCAATCTTGCAGGACAGTATGGTCTAATCATTCTACTGTTAAAAGCAGAAGCTTCTATGTAAGCAGCATCATCTAGAACTCCATTCCCAGTTCGCGTTAGAAACTTGACTCTTGGGGTATCACCTAAAGTATATTCTCGATCAATGAAATTAAGACTAGATCCTATGAACCATACACGAGATCCTGCAATATGAGATGCAGGAAGGGAGTCTAAAATACCACGACCAATACTTATTTGATTTGTACCAATCCCTTCAATGACAATAAGTTCATCATCTATCAGAGCATAGTCGCCTACATTTACAGATTCTAAATCGGATACGTTTCTTATGTCTATATTATTTACTTGTATTCCACCCTGTGAAAGTGCATTCAATAAAGTTGCAGAAGGAACGAAGACTCCTAATCCTTCATCAACATATCCACTTCCAGTATAGTCTTCTACTAGAATTTCACATCCTAAACAATCTGATGAAGGAGCAACGGCATTCGCTATTAAAAATGCAGCATCATTATCTAAACTTTCAATTAAAGAACTTCCACCTGCTTGACTATTAAGAATAAAATAGGGAGATTCAATCAATTTCTTATAAGTAGGATCTACGGGATTATTGATTGGACTCGTCCAAAGAGTCGCAGGTGGAGTGTCATAAACATTATAGGCAAGCCCAAAGACATCTTCAATTACATCCATTGTAATATAGTCGTCTTCAGAATTGCCATAATCTATTGCGACTACTCTTACAATAACTTCTGTCAGTCCTAACTTAGTCCACGATATTTTGAAAACACTATATGGTTCTATGTGAGCCATTGTCTTCAAACACTTTAATTTCATAACTGCTAACATAGATGTTGCTTGTTTCAATTCTCTATTAGCGATTCGACCTGCAAGATTACCATCTACAATCATCTGATAATCAAAAGTGGATTCTATTATACCGCCTCCTTGCTTTTTCATAATAGCAGGATCTTCAGCTTGAGCTGGTCTAGTTTCATCGTAATAAATTTCTGTCCAATTGACAGTTATTCTACTGGATATTTCTCCAAATCCTGGACGACTATATTCTTCAATATCTACTATATGAGAATCATTGAAAATTTCTAATGTTGCCGGAGTATAATTTTCTCTTGCTAATGTAATTTGAAATTCACCAGTAGATTGATTTTGAAATAATGCTCCATCTATGATATCTAATATCTTTTGAATAACATCTTCGCAAGGAGTAGATGCATCCCAATTGAAAGATATACCAAGACCTTCAATATAACAAATATCTGCACAAGATTGAAAATTTATGTTATCAATATCTAATATGTTATACCCCAGTCCAAATTCAACATCAGTTAAAATTTCTCTGATAACGTGAATGGCATTCAAAGAATCATTACCGATATTAGCTTTAGCAATATACCATTGAACTTCACCACTCACTAATCTATTTACTCGTTTCCAAAGAAAACTCCAAGGTTTAATATATCCACTGGTTCCAACATAAACTTTTCGTAAAACTATTCCGGTTTGTCCACGAAATGCAGGAACATTAGTACCGAGCTTAGATACAAGATAAGAATTTTGACCTTGAGTAACGTCTCCATATTCAAAATCAACAATCCCAGAAATTCCCCCTTCTTTCTCATTTCCTCCAAATATATCAGATGCTTCTATTGTTGCAGATGTCAATCCATCTACTGCTTCTGATTCATTATTATTGAGAGTGGGCCATACAGGTTTCTCTCCAACGATAATTTGCTTGATACCATCTACTCGAGAATATCCAAGAATAAAGTGTATCCCAAGATAATACAAATATCCCACAGTGATATGTTTATGACTAAATAGACCTGTTTTTACTCTTTGTCTTAATGCAACTATTCCCAAATCCCCCCACCAAACTACATTCGGTCCACCATATCTTCTCTTTCCAAAGATAACAGTTAATGGACGTCCTTCTTCAGCAGTTGGAATTTCAAAATCATCTTCACCCAATGGTTTCTTCTTAGGAAATTTCATCTTCGGTTGAAGAAGTAAAGCAAGAGCAAACATTATAGCGACTTGAATAAGAAAATTCCACATTATACGATAGAATCTCCAATAAAAGGATTTTTATGGGGAAGCCAAGGATGACCACCAAAATTCAAATTATTAGATAAAGCAATACAAGTGTCTAAAGTATGATCACAGCCTCTGTAAGCAGTAAAAGCAGTTCCAATAATTAAAGAAGGAATAGGGGAGTTCAAGATAATGTTATTCCCAGAATGAGATACAATTACTCTTGAATAATCGGCAGTTTCAATATATCCCCCTGTAAAATACCCATTTGCTTTCGTACCGAATGTCGTACTTGTTATTATTAATCCACTAATAGAATCAATTGTTCCAACTACTAAATATGTTCCTTCACTTAATCCACATCGAGTACTATAAACAGTGACTGCACACATCCTTGAAAATATTCTTTGCAATCCTGTTCTTTTTAGATAACTGGTCATAGGAGAACAAATAATTTCAACAGTAGAAGATTTGAAAGTAACAGTTTCTACGAATCCTTTCCAATAAGGAATATAATCTCCATACTGACCTCTGTATAAAGTGAAGTTGACGATACCATCCGGAGCTGCGAAAATAAATTGCTGTACAAATTCATTAGATAAAGAAGTCTCTAAAGTCAATTTACTTTTGAGAGAATTAGTTGTAAGATTTTTAGTAGATCGTGTAATCAATTTGGGGAACCAAATTTTTCCATTCCAAGATATATCTTCTGTTCCTGAATTTTGAGCCCAGAAAATACTCTTCAGAGTGAAGAGATATAACTCTACTGGTCTACTTTCTATTAGACTTTTTTCTTTACTTAAGAAGCTCACTTAATCCTCAACAAACTTGTTCGACATTCGTTTTTATTTGTTCTAATCCAATCTATGCTAATATCGTCAGAAAAGAAACGAACTTTATCTACAAAACATATCTTATCTTCACCAACATCAATACTGAATCCCAAAACTGCATCAATATTTATTTGCTCTTTTGTAGAATTTATCCGTATGATATTTGTGATTTTTCGAATATAAAGTGAATCCCCCACGATAAAGCCAATATAAGTTCGAAGACTATTCAATCCCATATTTATAGCCAATCCTACATTTTCTACATAGATCATATTATCTGAAGGATTGACATTATCGGTAAGTTTCAAATCTCTACGGAATGTAGGAACGAGGAAAGGAACTTGACATCCGTGCTTGCTATGAAGAAACTTTCTGAATTTCCAACAATCCGCTCTATTATCGTTATACCAAATATGAGACTGATTCAATTGATTGAATTCACTATAGTTTAATACCTCCACAAGTCCGGTATCAAAATCAGAAACAAGAATATCTGCTTCTGAACTTTCTAAAATAGTGGGATCAATAAAAGACGGAGTTGTAATAACTTCAAATCCATCGTAGGTAGTACCTGCAATATAACCTTCGATATTGATATTATCTACCACTAAGAAATTTGCGGTGATTTCAGAAACTCCGGTATTATGAAGTTTCTTTTGTGATCTAGAAATCATATTCGCTATTCGTAATGGCATTATGAGTTTATCACCTACGATAGTTGCTCCAACTTTCGTTTTAAGATTCAATTGAGAATCTGTTTTAGTCTCTATCTCTACTATTATATATTCAGTATTTGATTTCCAAATTAGAGCGAAACTATCGTCTCTAAAATCTGCATTCGTAGTATTTACATATACCACCAGATCTGCAGAATTTATTGTAGAGGAGTGATTTACGTATTCTTGCCAAATAGGAATAGCCCAAGCTCTTTTCTGCCACTTATGTAGAAGAGCATCATATATGGTCGCATTCTTATAATCTTCTAATATCAATTTTAATTGAAACATCTGTCTTGGAATAAGCCGAATTTTGATACGCTGCTCAGTGCCATCACTTGCTTGTAGAATATTAGTCTTTGAAGATAATGTTTCTTTGATATTAGTTTGAAGTCTCCAATATAAAAGAGCGACTCTATTTCCTGAAATTTCTACAGGAAGAGCATCAATGATTCCAAAATCAAAATCTACTTCAGCAGAAAAAGAGGGGGGACCATCGCCTGGAATTTGAAATTCTATTTCTTCCCACCAAAGAGGTAGAAAAGTAAATGGAAGAACTGGATCGACGACAATCATTGTGTCTCCAGTTTTAATTATATCTTCAAGTATCTCATCTACAAAATAGGAATTCCATACAGTAACATAGATACTCATATCTCCCATTATTGCTCCTAAATTAATCGGGTTAGGAGTAATGTGAATTCTGTAATAGAAGTCATTTCTAAAACAAATTGGCATCATACTATCTACGTCTGTTTCAAATAGACTAAAGCCAGGAGTTGTGCTTATCATAAAAGGAATTGGAGCAAGATATTCAGAAGGTTCTGGATAAGGCCAAACCCAATCTAATATATTTGAAGTTCCTTCTTCAGCAGTTGGAATCCATAAAAGAATCAATAATCCTTTTAACGCTCCAAGCATTCCCTGAGTATAAACAAGTCCGGTAGAAATACCTCTTAAAGAAACAGTGGCTCCTGCAATTTCTCCGTAAATAGAAGCGGATACAGATATCTCTCCATACAAACTCAGAATACGTGAGATGTCTCCTTCAATTGTTGTGTTGATTTGAATACTGCCAAATAAATTGCTAATCAAACCTTCTGAGATTGTCAAATTCCCAGATATCGTTGTTGTTGCTGCGATATTACCGGCTAAGGGAATCTTTACGGAGAGACTTCCTACGGGAGTAGCTACTGCCTGAGCAATTCCAGCGAGAGTAGTCTCACCAGAAATAGTTATCATTCCTGCGGGAGTAGCTACTGCTTGAGCAGTTCCAGCCAAGGGAATCTTTACGGAGAGACTTCCTGCGGGAGTAGCTACTGCCTGAGCAGTTCCAGCCAAGGGAATCTTTACGGAGAGACTTCCTGCGGGAGTAGCTACTGCTTGAGCAGTTCCAGCCAAGGGAATCTTTACGGAGAGACTTCCTGCGGGAGTAGCTACTGCTTGAGCAGTTCCAGCCAAGGGAATCTTTACGGAGAGACTTCCTGCGGGAGTAGCTACTGCTTGAGCAG